TTATTCTTTCTTTGCAAAGAATACACCGTAATCAAACATCTTTATACTCTGATACCTACCCATATCTAAGAGATTGTTTATTATGATTTCCACGTCCCTGTCCTCACCGGACGTCTCATGCAGTCTCTGACATATCCTTCCATAGGCTGCAAGTATTTCACTGTAGAGTTTTTCACAGTATCTGCCTTCTGCAAACTCATTCTCTACCACATTGCTTTCTTCACAATCGAACTTATCCAGATCATAATGCCCGTTCATCAGATCATAGATCATCGTTTTGAATTCTTCATCCTGTACTCTCATATACATCCTCATCACTTTCCGTGGTCATAAGAATGCATAGAAAAAGGGAAGCCAGTCTTGTCAGATACAATCAAACTGCTCCCCATTACTTCTTCAGCGTCCTTACGAAGTTCATTAAAATTCTCCGCTCATCCGCACTTAAGTCATCCCATATCTCCAATAGTTCCTCTTGCTCATCTGTTAGGTCAGGCCGCATACCATCTCCGGCAAAAAATTGTGCGATTGAAATCCCGAATGCATCGCAGATTCTTTCCAAGGTCGGTACTGTAGGTATGCTCTTTTTATTCATTATATTTGCCAACGCTGTCTGTGACATATCTGTGAGCTGTGCAAGTCTGTATTTGGAGACTTTATGCTTGCTGCATAATTCTTTTACCCTTTTTGGTATGTACTCCTCTGTACGCAAGTAAACTACACCTCTCTTCTATTTGTACGATATACATATTGTAACCGTAAAACAGAAGAATTATTAGAACCATATCTCTTGCGCATTTTACTCTAGTGTAGTGGAGTAGTTTGGTAAAAAAATATGAACAGCAAGATTATGCAGTTCAGTTTCGTATCGTAATAAATCCTTATTTTTCCTTATTTCTATCATTCTCATATCATCATGTTTCAGCTATAAGCATACCATTCCCATGAAAATTCATCAATAAAATTCGTTCGACATATTTCGTCCTTTTTTTTGTTCTGGAATTCATATTACTCCAGTCCACTTTATTAAATTACACAATCTTTTTGCACATCTGGTAGATAATTTAATTTACGTAAGAAAAAGAAACAGGAGGTACTATCTATGAATCAAACGCATACATCTGTCAATCACAGACAGATAGGATACCGTATCAAGGAAGTAAGGGAGCAAAATCATTTTTCACAGGCACAGCTTGCGGAAATGACTGACCTTTCTGTCTCCTACATAAGTCACATTGAAAACGCGAAAAGGAAAGCCAGTCTGGAATCTATTATCCGAATCGTAAATGTTCTCGGCATTACCGTAGATGAACTGCTTGCCGGAGTACAGATGAACAATCCAGCAGCATACCAGACAGACATCGATATCCTCATGGAGGATTGTTCAGAAAATGAAAAAAGATTCATCTATGAACTTATAAAAGCGAGTCTTGAAACTATGCACAAAAACAACTGGGAACTCACTTCCAAAGACACGTGCAGATAAATGTACATTATTTTTGCACAAATAAATTGCCTTTTAAATAGACTATAGGGATATGTCTGTCCGTATAGTCTATTTTATTTCCGTATGAAAATTTTATAATAAAATCCAACACAGTAATAAAGGGTGGTAAGTCATGAACGAAAATGAGCAGAAAGTCGGCTCAATCGCCGATCAAAAAAGTAAGATAAGGGAACGTTATAAAGGAATCAACCCTGATGAACTTGATGTGATTCCGGCTCTTCCGCAGGAAGATATATTTGCAGTAGAAAATGAACAGCGTGTTGCCGTATATGCGAGGGTGTCAACAGACGATCCACGCCAGACATCTTCTTATGAATTACAGAAAAACCATTACCACGATGTCATCAATAAAAGTCCGAACTGGAAGCTGGTGCAGATCTATGCGGATGAAGGAATATCCGGTACTTCCCTCCAACACCGTGACCAGTTCAAGCTAATGATTGAAGACTGCAAAAAAGGTGAAATAGATCTTATCGTGACCAAAAGTGTATCACGTTTTGCCAGAAATGTGGTGGACTGTATCGGTTATGTCCGGGAACTTCTTGCACTTCCCCATCCTGTCGGTGTTTTCTTTGAAACAGAAAGACTTAACACCTTTGATCCTAAAAGTGAGATGGTTTTATCTTTCATGGCTACGCTTGCGCAGGAAGAAAGTCATACCAAAAGTGAGATCATGAATGCATCTATTGAGATGCGTTTTCGAAGAGGAATCTTCCTTACACCGATACTCCTCGGGTACGATCATGATGAAGACGGAAACCTTATTATTAATGAAGAAGAAGCTAAAATCGTTAAACTTATTTTTATGATGTATCTGAATGGTTGCACCTGCCAGGAAATTGCCGATACCCTGACAGAACTCGGCTGTGAAACCAAGAAGGGAAATACCGTATGGTCTCCCGGTTCCATCCTTCAAATACTGCAGAATGAAAGACACTGCGGTGATGTCCTTGCACATAAAACTTATACTCCGAATTACCTCAATCACAAATCAAAGAAGAATATGCAGAATCGTCCACAGTACAGGAAGCGTAACCACCACGAAGCCATCATATCAAGAGATGACTTCATCGCAGTCCAGAGACTGATCAGCAATGCCAAATATGGAAATAAAGGGATTCTTCCACAGCTAAAGGTTATACCTGGAGGAGTCCTGAAAGGCTTTGTATCCATTAATCCCAGATGGGCAGGGTTTAAAGAAGCTGATTACATGAATGCTTCTTCCAGTGTTTACGACAGCACAGAGCAGTCTGTCCCCTCTTCCAGTCATGTGGAAGTAAAATCTGGCGAGTTTGACCTACGTGGATATGAAATCGCACGCTCACAATTCTTTGACAGCACGGACCGAGTAACCGTAACATTCAGTCCGAGTGATATCCGCTTTTCCTCTCCTGCTGTCCGTAAACTTGACAGCACACTCGTGGAACTGCTCATCCATCCAAAGAAACAAGTTTTCGCAGTAAGAAATGCCGGAAAAGACTGCCGGAATGCCATGCAGTGGTCTAAAAAGAGAGACGGCAAAAACTCTCCTCGTGAAATCAGCGGGACTGCATTTCTTCCCACACTCTATTCCCTCCTCGGTTGGAATGATGACTGCCGTTACCGCATCACGGGAGTAAAACGGGGCAGTGGAATTAATGCCGTACTGCTCTTCAACCTCTCTGAACCGGAGATATTTATTCCCAATGACATGATCGGTGCACCAGATACGAATTCTGCTATAAAACCTTTTACGGACAACCAACAGAGAAATATTCGGGCCTATCCACCTGATTGGGCAGACACGTTTGGGAGCAATTATTACAGCCACGCACAGGCAGAGGAACTTGCCGGATTCAGCGGACGTAAAGCTCCGGACACCTCCCACGTCCCAGTAACATACAAAGACACCGATATACAGGTCACCAGTAAAATTGACATTGAAAAGAACATTAAACAGATCATGTCAGATATGAAGGAGAACACAAATGAACATACAGACAAACAATGAAAAGAATACCATTCCCGTGACTGAGGATGATGCTTTCAGCTATGACGGATATCAGGTGGTCCGTGGCGAGTTCTTCGCCCACACCTATGAGCCGTCCTTTACCTTTAATTCCAGCAAGGTGTCCGTAAATACCGCATGCATAAAAAAGCTGCCAGATACGGATTTCGTGCAGATACTTGTAAATCCTGATGAAAAGAAACTGGCGGTACGCCCCTGCCTGGAAGATGAGAAGGATTCCTTCCGTTGGTGTTCCGCAACGGCAAAACGCTCGCCTAGACAAATTACATGCCGTATCTTTTTTGCCAAGGTTGTGTCGCTTATGGGATGGAATTCATCCTACCGCTATAAATTACTTGGAAAGCTGATACGGTCAGACAATGAGCTGCTGTTTGTCTTTGACCTCACCACACCGGAGATTTTTGTTCGTGAAGAAAAAGAAGACGGTAAAATAAAGGCTTCCCGTACACCGAGTTATCCTGAAGAATGGCAGAATCAGTTCGGTGTACCTGTCGAGGAACACCAGAGCAGTTTACAGATCAACATGTTCGATGGTTATGCAGTATTCGGTGTCTCCGAAAACAATTCCGCTGCCGCGGAAGATGCAAAAACAGAACATCCAGAAAAGGAGGAACAGCACTATGAACAGACAAACCTCTTTGAAGCCGATCCTATGCATTGACTTGAAGAAAAATAGAATACGGATACACAAACTTACACTCCATATGCTCGGTGACCCGGAGTATATCCAGCTACTTGTAAATCCTCAGAACAGTATGATTGCCATAAGAAAAAGTGTGCGCAAGGATTACCTTGCCCATCGTGTACGTTATAGTAAAGCTGACAGCCGTTACTGCTACGAATTATACAGTACAGAGCTTTTACAGGCCTTACGGCACACGGGCATGCATCTGGAAAACAACCGCAGCTATCGTATTTATGGTGCGTTGAATCCAAAAGAATGCCTTGCCAGCTTTTCCATGAATGAATGCGTGCTTGTAGATGATATGACCCGAACGGAGGAATCAGTATGAACAACAGACCAGTCCCGGAACTTCAGACGGATCCGGAATTTGATGAGCTGATACAGCCAAGGGAAGAAAAGTACTTGGAAGAACTCGAAGAAAACATCTTTGACCACGGATGCCAGGAGCCTGTATGTGTATGGAACGGTATCATACTTGACGGCCGTCTGCGGTATAAGATCTGTACGAAATGGGATATCCATTTCAACATCCGGCGCATCATATTTGAAAGCCGTGATATGGCAATCTCTTTTATCTGCCATGAACAGCTCAAACGTACAGACCTTACCGGGGAATACAAAAAATACCTGATAGGCAGACTGTTCCGTGCGGACATGAATACCGCCAGTGATGAATTCATGAAAAAACATCCTGACACGGAACTGAATGCAGACGGACAGGTGTCACAGAAATATGTCCGTAAGACGGATATTGCCACCATCATAGGCAATGAATTTAATTTTGGTTTTTCCACCGTGACAAAATATGATATTTATGCCCGTGCGGTCGATGACCTGAAACGGAAAAGCCCGGAGATCGCAGAAAAGATATTAAACGGGAAACTCCGTGTATCCCATGAAAATATCATAGAACTCTCCCGTCTTCCCATTGAGGATATCAACGGACTGAAAAGGCTCTTGGACAGCGGATCTATAGACCGCATCGGATACTCCCAGCTCCGGCACGAACTCAGGTGGCAGAGGCTTCCCACCGGAAAACCGGACTCAAGAAGGATAAAACGGGAAAAGGAAAGTGCCGAAGCCGGAATTAAGCAGATGCCCGCCACTGACCCAGATGCGGAACTCGAAAGCCTTAAATTTACGATACCTTCATGGTCAAAGACCATATCAAGGACCATGGAGCTTACAGATTTTCCTTCCACCTCAGTTAATGCAAGGCGTGAAGTGAAGATGCAGCTGTTAAACCTAACAAGAAAAATAACCAGACTGCTTTCGCAGCTTGAGGAGGATGATCCAGATGACAGAAGAACAGACAGCCGGACAAACGCCACAGGCCATTGACCTGATGCAGTTCGTCCCAAAAGTACACTTTGAACAGATCCCTATCAGGAATCTCGTATCCAACCAGGAATACCAGCGCAACCTCTCACAGCTCCATGTACAGCGTGCTGCCGCCAACTTTGACCTGTACCAGATAAATCCCGTAAAGGTCAGCCGGAGGAACGGTATCAACTATGTATTCAACGGACAGCACACCATTGAGATCGTTGCTCTCGTTTCAGGATCCAGGGAGACACCCGTGTGGTGTATGGTATACGATGACCTCGGATATGAACATGAAGCGGATATCTTTGCAAATCAGATGAAATATGTAAAGCCCCTGCTGCCTTATGAGATATTCATGGCAAACATAGAGGCCGGCAATGACAAACAGCTCATCATCCGTGACCTGGTGGAGTCCTATGACCTTACCATCGCATCCACCACGACACCGGGCGGTATCTGTGCTGTCGCAACCCTGGAAAACATCCACGACAAATACGGCTACCATATGCTCGACCATGTCATCCGTCTCATTGCAGCCACATGGGAAGGGGCATCCCAGTCCTTCAGCGCAAACATGATGAACGGACTGGCACGTTTCCTGAATGCTTATGGTGATGCCATAAAAGATGATGTATTTAAGGAAAAGCTCGGAAGGATATCCATCAAGGAACTCGCCCGCACTGCAAAAGACAGGCGTTCCGGATCACTCGGATTTGCGGAAGCCATACTGATATACTACAACAAAAAAAGCAGGAACCCGCTTACCTGGGATAAACTTTATACCCATAAACTTCCGCATAAAAAGGACATGGAAGAAGAACCGTCCGACATTCCTGAACCTGGGGATGCGGACGGTGAAAGCAGCCAGATGGAGCTGTTTGTACTTCATGACAGCGGGGTTTCCGGGTGATCTACACGGAAACCTTTACCCTGCTGCCTTCCAGAAAGAAGAACTCATATTTTTTCGCACCAAGCACCGTCACTTCGCAGAGGACAAGCTGTGCGATCTCCGGAACGAATCTGGTAAGCGGTTCATTTCCCACGGCTTCCATCATCTGCCCCGCCCTGATCTTTTCAAGGGGTGTCCCGTCCGACTTCATCTGCTGCCATCTTTCCATATGCTTATCCCTGTCCGTGACCAGTCTGTTGAATGCCTTTACAAATCCCTTTTCCAGGTCTGCATTATCAACGTAGGCATTCGTGCATGCCACTTTCCCGTCTTTCCTGTGGTTCTTGCACTGCCATTGTACGATTCCCCTTGATCTCCATGAATGTCTCGTGAACAGGCTTCTGCATTCCCCGCAGAACACCTTTTCACAAAACGGCATGCAGTCTGCACCGTAACTGTACCTGTCCGTGCCGTGTGCTTCCATGAACCTTTCCCTGCGGTCGAATTCTTCCTGTACCGCATTCCATGTCTGCTTATCTATGATTCCCTTATGGCTGTCCTTTACATAGACCTGTGCGATCTCACCGTTGTTTCTGACCTGCCTCTTGGTAAGGAAGTCTGCCGTATAGGTCTTCTGCAGAAGTGCGTCACCCATGTGCTTTTCCTGCTTTAGGATTCCTATTACCGTGCTTGGATACCATTTTGTCTGCCCGAGACACCCCGGGACTTTCTCTTCCGTCAGTTCCTTTGCGATCTGCGCCGGATTGATTCCGATAAGAAAATCCCTGTATATCCTTCTCACTGTCTTTGCCTGTTCCTTATTGATGACAAGCTTCCCATTCTCGTCCTTATCGTAGCCTAAGAACTTGAATGTATTCAGATGCATCTCACCATTCTTGAATTTGGTGCGGATGCCCCATTTACAGTTTTCTGAAATGTTTCTTGACTCATCCTGAGCAAGCGAGCTTAATATCGTGAAAAGCAGCTCCCCAGTGGAATCAAGGGTGTTGATGTTTTCCTTTTCAAATATGATGCCGATTCCGAGGTTCTTCAGCTTTCTGGAATATGCCAAGCAGTCCTGCGTGTTCCTTGCAAAACGGCTGATGGATTTTGTTATGACAAGGTCTATCTTACCGCCCTCGCAGTCTGCGATCATCTTTTTGAACTGTTCCCTTTTCTTTGTGTTTGTACCCGAAATGCCTTCATCTGCATAGATGCTGGCCATTTCATAATTCTCATGCTCGTTGATATATTTTGTATAATACTCGACCTGTGCCTCAAAGCTGTGGAGCTGGTCTTCCTGATCCGTTGACACACGGCAGTAGGCTGCCACCCTTATCTTCTTTTCCTGTACCGTCTTATGTCCTGTCCGCACCTTTTGGCTTCTTGCTGGTATAACTGTAACGCTTCTTGCCATTCTTATCATCCTTTCTCTGAATATAAATATCTTTTTTGATCTCTCCCCATCCCTTTATGATGGTATCTGGAACCCTTGTCCCATCACAGAAGTCTTTCCCCTTCCGCTTTCTCCCATTGCATACCCATATGACCTTATGGTTTTTGGTGTTTACATGCCTCACGAGTCTGCTTCCGCATAATCCGCAAAAGATCTTCTCCCTGTACGGATACTCTGTTTTCGTATTTTCAGGGATCGGCTCCGGCTCTTTCTTCTTATGCCTTCTTTTCCATGAGGCTTCTTTCAGATAGGTGAATTCCTTTTTCCCCTTATCTGTCTGTTTTTCCCCTATATACATATTTTCATCGAAATGCCATGCCCCTCGCAGGACTCCATCCGGAATGTTTATCCCCTCGCAGAAGGACCTCCCATACCGCTTTGTACCGCTGCATCCCCAGTTCAGCCTGTTGCCGTTACTGTAGATTCTCCTGTAAAGTGGGTGTCCGCATCTGGCACAATAGATCCTGTTCATGTATGGATAATTTTCTTCCGTGAATTCTTCGATCACTGAGCCTTCCGCAAGATAATCCCGCTTTGCTTCCAATGCATCCTGTGCTTTCTGCCAGAGTTCGGGGGAAACAATGGCTTCATGGTCATCCTCGATGTACCAGGCATCTACTTCGCCCCTGTTTCTGACCAGTTTTCTTTCTTCATTTACAAAATGCTTATGCATGATGTAATCGCCTTTGTAGATTTCATTTTCCAAAATACGAAGCACCGTGCTATCAAGCCATTCTGCACCGCCCACCGTTTTTACATTATTTTCATTCAGGTAGCGCTTAATGGCTGCAAGGGTATATCCATGTGCTGCCATATCATAGATTTTTCTTACCCATACCGCTTCCTCTTCGTCTGCAATATAGACTCCCCGCTCATCCTTCTTAAATCCGAAAGACCGCTCAAGGTACTGCACGGGGATCCCTGCCTCGTACTTTCTCTGGTACACCATCTTTGCACCAACACTTCCGCTCTCGCTTTCTGCCTGTGCAAATGCAGCAAGGATCGTAAGCATAAGCTCGCCTTCCCCTGACAGGGTATTGATATTCTGGAGTTCAAAAAAGACACCAACATTCAGTTCTTTCAGCTTTCGTGTAGCTTCCAGAACGATTGCGGTGTTTCTTGCGAACCTTGATACGGATTTTGTTAATATAAGATCTATTTTCCCTTTACGGGCATCGGCTAACATCTTCTGCAGACCGGGACGTTTTTCTTTGAATCCTGATATGGCAAAGTCACTGTAAACTCCGGCATACTCGTAATCAGGATTACTGGTAATGACTTCTTTATAATGCCTGATCTGGTTTTCCAGTGAATTTTCCTGTTCATCCGCATCCGTTGAAACACGGCAGTAGGCGCATACCTTAAGTTTTTGCTTCTGTCTGCTGTTTCCTTCCCTTATCTGAATCTCCAAATTCTGCCACTCCTTTCTCTTTGGGTAGTCTATATATCACTCTGAAAGCCAATAATAGCAAGTACAATCTGCGATACCTTTCACCTTTCTTTCCTTGGCATAAACAGAAAAAAATATGGCTGACAGCCATTACTGACCATCAGCCATATCCTTATTTCAGGAGTTCATTTACCCTTTTCTGTACTGCGGAATAATCATATCCGGCAGAAGTGATCCTCTTCTTTCTATCAGCACCATTTCCCCACTTGCCCCGGATGACTTCACGGGCAACCGCATCAATTGATTTCTGATTGGATGTACCTTTTGCAAGCTGGTTGACTTTTGCCTGTACTGCAGCATAGTCATATCCGGCAGTTTTCAGACGGTTCTTGCGTTCTTCTCCATTGCCCCATTTTCCTGCCAGGACTTCTTTTGCCACCTCTTCCACACTCTTCTTTCCTGTAGCCGGAACGGGTGTTACCGTTGCTGCATCGTACTTCGGAGCAGCATATCCCCGGATACATCCCCATCCGACAGGAATCACACGTCTTGCTACTGCTTCTCCTTTATTGCCCTCAATGACTGTGATATTACCACCGGATACGGACTCCACATATCCAATATGGTCAGCATATCCGTCATTCGGCTGTGAAGATTTGTCCCAGTTATATGTGATCACATAACCAGGTTTTGGTGTAATCGTACCATCCTCAATCCAGATTCCTTTCTGCTTAAAGATTTCAATGTGTTTCTCTACCCCGCACTCACGGCCAATAAGATCTGCGCATCCTGCCTTAACTGCTGCAGCAGATACACAAGTATCACACCACTCATCCGTGTACTTCACGGTATATCCTCTCGGCAGTGGTTTTACACTGTTATACAGATCAATAATCTCTTTGAATTTTCCATTGGATTCATTAAATCCAATCCATCCCCTCATCACATTTAATACGCTTTCTGCTGTCTTTCCCATAGTTCTCTTCTCTCCTTCATCATATTTTGTCAGCCCATACTGGCGGATAAGTTTCATGCTGTTTTCCACATAAGAAGACGATGTTGCATAACCGTCAGCACGGATAGTTTCAAGATATTTTTCCGGATCTGTGATTCCCCTCAGATTCTGGTAACGGGATAACTGGATAAACTCAAAATATCCTCTGATTCCGTCTTCCATCGAATCGTATACACGGAAATTGTCACTGATTGTTGTAAGCGTTCCCGGTGTGTACTCCTCCTGCGTTTTCATGTTTACGGATTTTCCTCTCCACCTGCTTCCACACTTCAATCCAAAATAATTGTGATACTGGGATGAGAGCTTACTCTCACCCCAGCCGGATTCTAGGATTGCCTGTGCGATCACCGGAGAATGAACCAGAATGCCATATGCGGATGCATATTTCTGCACATATCCTGCAACACTGGAAATAAATTCATTCTTCGTCATGTCACTCCTCACTTTCTGAGCGGTCATGTAACTGCTCCAATACTGCTTTGATCTTCTGTGGCACTGGAAGCCCCAGATGAGCGGCATTTTCCAGAAGGCTCACACCTTCGTTTGAAATGTAAAAGAAAATCACGGCTGTTCTCAGTACACTTCCTGTCCCGATCACATGAAGGTCCAAAATATTTGCGATTCCTACCAGCAGGAAAATTAGTACTTTCCGGCAGATACCTTGGAAGCCGACCTCGCTTGACAGAGTCCTGTCGCTAACTGCACACATTACCCCCGTGACATAATCAATGGCTACAAAGGCGATCAGTGCATATAGCAAGCCATCGCATCCTCCTAAAAAGTAACCAAGCCATCCTCCGACAGCCGTAAACACGAACTGTACTGCATTCCAAAATTCCTTCATTGTCTTGTCCTCCTTAATTTTTTTATGAAAAAAGCAGCTACCCGTAATGGATAACTGCCTGTTTCCAGATTATTATGAAATTGCTTTACTTCCTGCCAGGGGAATCAGAGTCCCATCATCCCTGGCAAAATAAAGATTTCCTTTTTCAGTGATATACACTGTTCCGCTGGTACCTTTCTTCGGCATCTTTGCCTGTACCACTTTCCTAACTTCGAGATAAAGTGTATCCCCTTCATCCGATTTATTAACTTCTTCCTGAGTATCATTCATGTACACCCCATTGAACTCACAATGCAGATCATCTGTGGAAAAAATAATGATTCTGAGTGTTACTGAAGAAGCCGATGCCGGAATGGATACCTGCACTTTTGCATCCGTGTCTGTCTGAAGAATATAATTTAATGCACTCCCATCCACGACCATTTCAAGTCTTGCGGAAGCACCTACCAGTTTCCCCACTCCAAATTCCACGATTTTTCCTTTTACCTTTTCAAGCAGATCGGAATCAAAAAAACAGGAGAAGGCCTCCCATGCACCTGTAAATGTTGCTTCAAAACTATAACTGCCCCATACATCAGGTGGTTTTCCGTTACTCATAACCCATGTATTTGTATCCGGAAGAAGGTTTGTAAGTCCGCCTGCATTCCAGTTGTTTTCAGCAAATTTCAGTTTCGCCCCGATCGGATGTACATGATCCGCTCTTGCAACAGAAACGGATCCTCCGGCGTAAGCCTCTTTCCCGCATGGCATGTAATCCCTATCTGTATCTGAAAAATTCTTATTAAAAGCACTATTCTTGCTGAATGTATTCTCTTTTTTCTCCAATGCAGCCTGTAAAACATCCTGTGTCACAACACCAGAAAAATCCACTTTTACATCCACCTTGGAATTCCCGGAAAATTTAAGGAATATCCTGTGGGTAATATATACGGGTGTATCCGAAACCGGGATATAATCTGGAGCATCTGCCTGTGACACTAAAAAAAGGACATCTTCATTTGAAGTGTCCTTCGCATACAATCCTATCTGCTGATGGTAAAATTCTGTTGCAACTTCTGCATTATCCAGATAGATATCCAAATATGCAGTTCCTTTGTCATCTTCGGCAAAATCAGAAAACTTCATATTTAACTGTTGATGCGTAATATCCGTCAGATTCTCAAGCTCTGACGGAGTTGTATAATCACTGCCGGCCACTGCCCTGCTGATAACCAGCGGTTTCTTTCCTGCAAGATCCGACAGCAGCTGCATTCCTTTTGCCGTGATCACAGTATGATCACTTTTCCAAACGCCCATATAAATCCCTCCTAATGTCTGTATTTTATAACCTGTGTTTCTGCCGAAACTCCGTAATAAACAGCTTCGTGCGTGTATTCTTTCTTTTCATCCGTGCAGCCATATCCAATCTTTTCCGAAATTGCAACCGCCACAAAAATATCCGCTGTTTTCTCCTGATACGGTTCCGGCTCGAGTTCATTTCCCAGTATGATACGGACATCCGTAAAAGACGGAGAATACGTTCCATCTGTCGTATTTAAAGAAACCGCATATTGGATATGAGTCACTGTCTTATCCGTAGTATAGAACAGCCCATCTGCTTTTTCATATCCATCAAAGGAATCCTCCCCTTTTCTTTTTACCCTTACAAACATCTTGACAGTTGTTTTCCCGCCAGCTGTTGCAATACACTGCACCGTTGCCCCGTTCACAGGCTGCGGCAGCTTTATCTCTTCCGAGCGGTAATATCCATGCGGACAGTACAGATTATATCTTCTCTGCATATACTGAATTTTATTTGGAAATGCCACCGGATCTTTGCTTGTGTCCACGCCTTTTCCCGGAATCAGTGCCACATAATTGTGGGCAGTATCTTCAACTACAAAATAAAAAGACATGTGTTTTGTGCTTGCATCTCCCATTACGGATTTTTTCAATGTATAGGTCAGCATGGTATTGCCCTCAGTAAGCTCATAATTCAAAAAGGCATTCCCAATATAATGGAAATTTGTATAATCTCGCTCATTTTCTGCATCCTTATCCCATTTGAACAATGACTGGTTGTAAATCATGAACTGCGCCTTAAACGGGGCATCATACCATTCCCCTCGAAATCCATAATCCAGTTCATTGCTTCCGATATAAACATAATATCGGTTTGGCTTATCTGCCAGGAAATCGACTGCTCCTTTAAACTTCATACCGAAATAAAAATAAAAGATATCATCAAATACCCATGTTCTTCGGATATCCAGATCGTCACTTAACACAGGATAATACTGCACGGTATACACATAATCATCTTTTATCAGATTCCCGTTTTCATCATACTGATATACCGGGTCAATCACATTCACCACATAGTATCCGTCATGGATTCCGGGAATCTTCTGTCCTACCGGGATTTCCATCTGCATCATAAAAAGATGATGTGTAAATGACATCGGATTCTCATAGACCTTATACGCTTCTTCAAAACCATTGATTCCTCGCTTAAACCAGTATTCCGGCTCATCCCGGGTGATCTGAAACTGATGTCTTTTTACGTCAATATCTGTCGTACATCCTGTAAAAGTCCCTTCATATTTTCCATTTCCATGCTCCGTCCTCGACAAAAATGCTCCAAACGGATCATCCAATATATCTGTATAACGAATCGTCTGATGCAGCGGATGCGTGTAATCCCATGCTTCATATCCAAATGTTTTGTATACCGCAAAGGTGTATTTCATCCTCTCTGCATCCTTTGGTGTACCATAACAGTGGCACAGAACTTTTACATCCTTTCCCCATAGATATTCTGCCTGGCTGATGTTGTAATTCCAGTATCTGTGATTCGAATCTGCAATTCCGTTGGACTGTGTCATATCATAGTATGTGTATACATAATCATAAGCAAGAAAGCTGCGTTCCATCTTAAGGTCTGCCGCTCCGTCAAATCGCAGTTCCAGTCTCAGATATCTGGTTTCCTTATTAATTCCATTCCATGATGCGGGTTCTCCTTTCCATAGTTTCGGCAATTCCGTCCATGTGTTTTCATCAAACGGCCATGTATTTCCGATATATGCATATATTTCCAGGGAATTATCATCTGCTCCGGAACCGAACCACTCAAAATATACCCAGGGGTAGGTCTCGCTTCTATCGGATTCCCTGATCAGGTCATTCATATTGATGTCTAATGTCATTGTGCCTTTTGTTCCATCAACGACCATTCCATTCTCAATATGGAGACTTCCCGTCATCGTCCAGTCAGAAAAATTATAATTGTATTCTATCGTACTGTCGGCATTGACCACTCTCTGTCCTCTCCCTGTACCATTCCAGTTGATCTTATTGGTATTCCATGATCCGGAGAAAGACTCCCACAAAAAATATGTTCCATAATCTGCGTATCCTGCCACACCGTTTACGATTGTTTCCAGCCCCGTTGTCCTGCAGTAATCACATATTTCCTTCAGGCCTTTTTCAAAGATCTGTGCCATCTCATCATTACCATAATAATCTCCCCAGTATCCAACTTCACATTCATCAAGGAATATTCCATCTGCGATATGGTTCGATGCCAGGGAATGGATTGTCGATTTCATATCAGCAAGAAAGCTATCCGTATTAAAACGGCTGCCAAAAGGCAGATACTGGAAAATCTTAGTACCACATGCCCTTGCCTTCAGGATCTCTTCAACCGTCTGGTCAGATGCCACCATCATCCCATACACGGAATAATCCGTAAGTCCTGAATACTCATATGTTCCGTAATAGATGATAAAAGGTTCCGGCTGCCTGTACTTTGTATCAAGTTTAAATCCCCTGCCTGTCTTTTTCAGTCCTGCAGTTTCATATGTCAGTCTCGGTAAGCTAAAGATACACCCCAAGCTGTGCTTCCCTCGGAGATATCTCCACAGAGCTTTCCGCTGTTGCTTTTACTGCAATGCAATGCAGCCCTTTGCCAAGAAGGAACAGATCAAAGAACTGCATGGTCTTATTTGAATTTTTATATATTTTTGACCGCTCATTCCCATCGACTTCAATATAGAAATCAGATTTTACGGCATTGGACATAAGAACAGAAAAGCCAACATGACAGGTATGCTTTTCGTCCGGAATGTTGATATAGCTCTCGCAGATGGTAACTGCTGATTCCCCAAGAATAATCTTTTCATTGTTTGTTCCAAATGCAATCTGGTTTTCCCCGTATGGCACAACATTTACACGTTTCATAGCCATCTGCACAAGGTTTATTTTTTCTGATCTGTTCAGTGCCACAGCGTTCCCTCCTAAATTACTTTTATCTCGCATATCTGCCCGTCTGGATGAGTAAATACAATGCCATCCTCTGTTTCCCTGTAAGTATATTTTACGGGTACACCAAGTTCATACATTGCATTGACCTCTCCTTTTTGCGTATTAATTGTTGCCTGTATCAGCCTGGGTGCAATAAATGATTTGATCACACTGTCGATTGCTTCCTGAACAGGTGCATCATTTTCGAGCGACAACGTACCAATCGTTGTTGAAAGTTCCACCACCGTATTCCACGGCTCCTGGATGTTCTTTTCTATTCTTACGATCCTTGTCGTAATATCAAGTTCAAGTTCTTCATCCATAACCCGCACGGTATCGCCAAGTCCATAGATCTCATGCTCATATCCTGTAAGGCCGCTGAGATAAAGCACTGACAGCTTATAAGAATAATTCGGCTTACAATAATCAGCGACTCTCATCTTTGCATAGGAAAGCATATCAGACGCATCTGTAAAGTTACTGCAGTCGAGAGAACCAACAAGGATCTCATCCGTATAAGAATAGTCTTCAACGTAGGATTTCCCATCATTGATGGATGCAAATGTCATCCCATCCTTCCCGGCTGCGTACAATTTTGTGATAAGTGAAGAAGTACTGACCACCCTTTGTATCGATTTCATATTTTTTCTGAAATGAAACAGGATGCCCCTGTCCCTTCCTGTCTTTTTCAAAAGACTGACGGTTTTCCTGATGGAATCAAAGACCAGTTCCCCATGATAAATATCTGCGATAAGCTGCAGTAATGCGAGCGGATTTTCCTCTGTACTTTCAAACGATTTTGCAGAATTAATTTCTATTGTCCCAATATCCCATACCGTGTTCTGTAAAGCAAACTTTATAGGAGTAACTGCTTTCGCCGTATCAAACACCGTGCTTTCAAGTCTTGCCGCCCTTGCCAGGTCATAATACAGTTCTTCTGCATATACATGCGTTGTTTTTGCAGAACCGTGTTCCTTGTTATCCGTCACGGTTTTAATCTTATATGCCTTGTTGTCAATACGGATCTCAGCTTGATTTTTTATATACTCTCTTTTCTTATCCGTAAAATAAAGATCAAATTCCAGATAGCTTTCAGCATTAACCTCCGCAACAGTGATTATATTAAAGGCCTTCGTAAAAACTGCCTGGGGTCTATCTTTTTCATGTAAAACTGGTATCTTGTCCGTATTCATTCCATACCTCCTACAGCCACCGGCTCTTTGCTTTAACACATACGGATGTCAGCGTTCCCGTGCTTTCTGAAAACGTGATAGTATTTGTCCCTGCTTTTAAATATGGAAAGTTCAGTTCTTTCATCTGTCCCAAGGCATTTTCAGTCCCAATCTTTACTGTCATATCATCCGTATCGATTACAAGGACATCACCTTCAGAAAGAGGGCCGCACAGTGTCACACTTTCTCCATTGACCAGAAACTTTACTTCCTGTGAACTGTCGGCCATATTCCCCCTGATCTCATACACCGGATGAGATTCCACATTACCAAGCGTTCTTTTAATATCCCCGCTTGCCTTTAAGATAAATTCCTCATCCTGAATGGCATAAGCGAAAGGATCCGGACAGAAAAAAGAAAGATCAAATGTATCTGCATTCCGCACAAGGTTTGTGAAGGACACCCCGTCCAAAAGCCTTGCATTATAATATCTGTCCGGCTCCTGCCCAAGTTCCAGTCTGCACAATCCCTTATCAGGATTCAGCCATCCGACAATGCTGTCCTTCTTATCAAGCAGCTGATGGTCATTGAGTCCCGGAGGAATCAGACAGGTGATCTCTATTTTCCGCTCAGAGATCGTCTCTCCAAAATCCATAATCCCATGTCTTCCTGCAAGTTTATCTGTATTATTCCGTATATCCGGTATCCTGTTCTGCACAGACATCCTTGACGGAATGCCCATTTCAGACGAGGATACCCCATCAAAAATAAATCCCATTGCTTCCTCCTTAAACAAGTCCACGTGCTCTTCTTCCGGCACACATCATTGAATTCAATTCCTGTGATATTTTTCTAATATCGTTATCATTTCTTACCGACATTTCCTGTATCTGGATCAATGGTCCCGAAATGTTCTGGACAGGACCATTCTGTGATGGGCTTTCATTGCTGTTTCCCATTGTAGATAGATCTGCACCGACACTGACATCGGGATTCAGAATCATGTCAGAAGCAACATCCTTTACTGCATTCTGTATCATACTGCGGCTCTTCTCGATTCCTTTTGCGAGACCTCCCATGAAGTCCGGCATCCAGGATTCATAATCCGTAAGTGGTCCTTCATCCGGTACAGAGAAATGTAGAAACGATCTGATCTTGCTTGCAACTGAACTTGCTGCATCCGCTACTGCTCCGATGCAGCTTCTGATTCCATTTACAATTCCCATGACCAGATCCCTTCCCCAGGTAAAAGCCTGGGAAGCTAGTCCCGTAATATGATTTCTCACGTTAGAAAAACCACTTATCACAGTGTTCAGGACATTTCCCATTGCACCTTTCACAGCATTTACGATTCCGTTAAATGCGGAAGTAACAGCACCCCTGATCGCGCCAAGTACGGTAGATACCGTGGACTTTATAGTATTCCAGATAGTGGATATCGTACTTTTAATCGTATTCATGATGGTAGCAATGGCATTTTTAACACCTTCAAAGTTACCTGTGATCAGTGCCTTGATTCCGCTCACAACATTACTGATAATGGTCTTGATTGCATTCCATACTGTGGAAAAAATAGTCTGGATTGCTGTCATCACGGTAGTAATAACCGTCTTTATCGTATTCCATACAGTCGTGACAACCGTCTGTATAATCGTCAGTACGGTCTGAATGATTGTCTGATAGATATTAAAATAGGTGGTCACAAGTGTTTTTATCACTTCAAAGACTGTGGTAAAGACACCTTTGATGGCTTCCCATACCGTTGTGATCACTGTCTGAATCACATTAAAAATAGTTTCAATGATCGTCTTATACAGATTGAAGTAAGTTGTTACAAGCGTCTTGATTACTTCAAATACGGTAGAAAAACTCATCTTAATTGCTTCCCACACCTGTGAAAAGAAGTCCTTAATGGCAGTCCATGCCGTAACAGCTACCTGCTTTACGTTTTCCCAGAGTTCAATCCAGAACTGACGGAATCCATCACAGTTATTCCACAGATAAATAAAAGCAGCCACAAGAGCTGCAATGGCCGCAATAATAAGTGTGATCGGATTTGCAAGCATTGTGGTATTAAGTGCTGCAAATGCACCCTTTACTGTATTGATTACCCCGGCAATCTTAGGAACGACTGTCATAATCGTACCGACTGCCGATATCACCTTACCAATCACGATAAGAACGGGGCCGAGTGCTGCTACCAGAAGTGCAATCGTAACGACCGTCTTTTTTGTTCCATCGCTCAGTCCGTTCAGCCAGTCTACAAAGGTCTGCACCCATCCAACAATCTGCTTAATGGCCGGCATCAGAAGTTCCCCAAAAGATATCGCCAATCCTTCCAGGGCAGATTTGAGGATTGTGATCTGTCCCTGTAGATTATCAAGCTGTGTATCTGCCATCTGCTGTGCAGCACCACCGCTTTCAATGATTTTTTGCTGAAGTTCATCCCACGTACCACCCGTGTTGGCAAGTAATGCATTGACGGAAGATAGATCTGTCTTATTGAATATCTTACTGATGATGTTAGACTTTTCCGCAGATGTCATACCGTCCATAGAAGTGTTTAAATCACTAAGGATGTCATTAAGGCTTCTCATGTTTCCTTCGGAATCATAAACAGAAAGTCCTAATGCCTCCATTTGTTTAGCTGCTGTATCTGTTGGACTTTGTAAAGATAGAATAATATTTCGAAGATGTGTACCACCCTCTGCTCCTTTGATACCATTGTTTGCTAAGATACCAAGTGCAGTATTTAGTTCTGCCGTACCACCCTTGATGGATTTGGCTGTCGCACCAATGGTAAGGATTCCCTCGCCAAGCTGTGCAACCGATGTATTTGTGGTAGATGCCGTTTTTGCCATCTGGTCTACCATCGTTTCTGCCTCATCCACTCCCATACCAAGTGCAGACATGGCATCCGTTACCATGTCGGAAGCATCAGCAAGAGCAATATCCCCGGCTGCTGCCAGGTTAAGTACGGTCGGCAGTGTATTACACATCTGCTCCGTGTCATATCCGGCAAGTGCCAGATAATTTAATGCCTCGGCACACTCGGATGCAGAGAAGGCCGTCTCTGCCCCCATCTTCTTTGCCAGCTTGGAAAGGGTATCCATTGTATTTACGGACTGTCCGTTTACCTTAGACATGGAATCTTTTGTGATTCCCATAGTAGCCTGTACCTGTGACATGGAAGATTCAAAGTTTGCTGCCGTTGTTACGGATGCCGTACCAAGTGCAGTCACCCCAGCTGTTACCGGGAGGAGTTTCTGCCCGGCAGAGGAAATATTGTCCCCGACCATCTTTAACTTTTCACCTGTTGCTGCGATCTTCTGCACTGCCGTTGCGGACTGGTTCGCCTGTGTTTCCAGATTCTTTAAGTCCTGCTCTGTTTCTACGATCTCCCTCTGTAGGGCATCGTACTGCTCCTTAGAGATCTCACCATTGGCAAGTGCCGTATTTGCCTGTTCTGCTGCGGTCTTTAAGGTAGCCAGCTTCTCTTTTGTCTCACTGACCGCTTCCGCAAGCAGTTGATGCTTCTGTGCCAGAAGCTCCGTATTTCCCGGATCCAGTTTCAGCAGCTTATTCACATCCTTAAGCTGTGACTGGGTGGACTTGATCTGTCCGTTCACGCCTTTCAGAGCGTTCTGCAGTTTTGTTGTATCACCACCGATTTCAACGGTAATACCCTGAATACGGCTCGCCATGCCTCTCACCTCCTCCTAAAAATGGGTACAAAAAAAGGAGCATCTCTGCTCCGTAACAAAAGAAAAACACCTGCCATTTCTGACAGATGTCCTATGTAATATTATGAATATATCTAAGCTACAAACTTGAATTTGGAACGTGCTTTATAAATTTTTTCCGATCCCCTCAAGTTCGTTCATGGAATCCTTGTTTTTTTCAAGTTCATCTCTGGCTGTTGCGTAATATGATTTTTTGAAAAGCATATCCCATGAAAGATATTTTGCCATACAGTCAAACTGCTTATCAATCAGCTCATACTGGATACTGTCTACGGGAGAACCGCCTACAACAATCGTGCCAACTTTTTTATTTTTTAACTGCAATCCACGACAGTAGCACTTATCAATGATAAGTTTCAATTGTGCTGACATTCCCCACCAATAAACTGGTGTAGCAAAAAGAATCATATCTGCGGCAGCAATTTTATCAATTGTAGGATTTGTATCATCCTTATCGACGCATCCCTTAGAGCATTGACAGACACCACATCCCTTGCATGGTGCAATGTTGAGTTTGTCAGGTTCAATGATTTCAATTTCATTCTTTTCTGATGCTCCTTTTATAAATGCATTGATTGCTGTCAGCGTGTTTCCTTTTCTGGCACTTCCATTAATGATTACAATTTTCATGCGTGTATCCTCCAACTCCTGATTTGTAACTGAGAATGTCTCAGTCGTTTTCTGCTAATAAGTATAACAGAAAACGACTGTATTCTCAATCAGAAGCGGTCGAAGTCTTCTTGTGTTGCAAGCTCAGCATACTTATAGTCATCATTCCGGCTCTCACTGTACATATCGTTGATGAGTCCTATTGACAGCATTTCAAGGTCGGCCATTGACAGACCTAACTGTACACATCGGAGCAGAAACAGCGGTGTTGTCATTTCACGCTCTGTTGGGCGAAGTTTTTTTTAGCTTCCACATCTGTTTTTACATTCAGCCCCCACAGTTCGATCAGCTGTGGAAGAACCTGATAGATCGAAAATGTATTAAAATTATCAAGCCACTCTTCCGGTGTATCTGGAATGGACGAGTCTGCATGTTTTGCCATGATAAATGCTATATTCTCAAACATCTCAAGAGAAAACATATCAAGGTTTGATGATTCCTCTTTTCCGTCACCGATGCTCTTTTCAAGTAATGCCAGGTCTTTATAAATATCCCTCTGGAATTTTAATCTGTAGATTCTCGGGATGGCTGCACTCGCCTTGAATGCAACCATCTGTCCGTCAATTTCTATATCCTTTCTGATACCCATGTCTTAGTCCTCCTTATGATACACTCTTGGTTGATTTTGCTGACTGCTGTTCTGCTGTGGAAGCTGCCGGAAGATACACACTCTTATACCAGTTGTTATAAACTGTATCTGTCGTGGAATCTCCTGTCTTTGCCTTGACATATCCGTCTGCCATTGGTCTTGCCTTTACTGTCAGTGTTTCCGTCTGTACTTCCTTATCTTCCTCATTCGTCTTGGACTCAATGGTCGGACGTGATGCGGAACAGTTATAAAGCACATGGCGGATCTTACGGATATCACCATCAAATTCAAAAAGCAGTGCAAAGCTGCCTGTTTCGGAATTTGCATTCTCCACAAGCACCTTATTGGCATCCTGCTCCTCTTTTAAGATATCCGTGCGGAAAGATTCAGGGATCATTGCAAGTTCAAGGTCACCATCGTATCCCTGGTTGTTATTGATCACGTAATATTCAATGCCGTCCGCATAAAATGACTCCGGCTCTCCGGTCGGATCCATGCTGATAGATACCGCACCGGGCATCGGCACGGGTGTCCCAAAGCTGACCGTACCTTCCTCTGCAACCGTAATCGGTGCGTAATGCACGTTGCAGATATTAAATTTGACTTTGTTCTTTTTATTCGCCATCTTCTATACCTCCATCTGATAAAGCACCTCATACAGATTTTCAGATTCGATCCATACTTCGCTTTTTTCATAAAAAATACCATGCCCGTCAAGCACGGCTTCCGTCTGCTGTTCCAGTTCTATATTTTTTATATCCGTGTAGATTTCTATGTTCAGACGGTCTGTCTTAAAATAGACTTTCCCGTCTGCAGAGAAATTGTTGCTTCCCGGATACAGGAATACCGCAAAGGGCGGATCAGGGGATTCCCCTTCCGCAAAGTGATGATAGGCATATGGAAGTCCGATTTCTTCCATCACTGCCATGACTTCTTCATGCGTCACGAACGTAACCCCCTCTCTATCTTCTGCACCAGCTCCCTGTTTCCCTTTTCTTCAGCCGGGGCAATATGCTCCCTTCCGGCTACCCTGCCCCCGCCACGTTTTGCATGACCATGTTCCAGGAGATGGGCGATCTGGTATCTGTCCTTAGAATGGACCGTCATGGTAAGGGAGTTGCTGCTCTCCGCTGTCTTTTTGACTGTCCAACTCTTCTTATACCTTCCCGTCCGTTTTGGGGCATTTGCCTGTATATCCTTCTTCACAGTCTTGGATACATCCTTTACCGCATCCTTGACGTTATCCGTGACAAGGTCTGCATATTCCTTCAGACCATCCATGATCGCATCTGCCAGACCATCAACGGTCGTTCTCCTCTCTGCCATCTCCTCACCTCTTTGCCAGGTCAGCCCTGATCTTCACTGTCTTATTCTTATACTGCACGTTGTCGACAAACGTAATATTATAAATATTTCCACGGAACAGGATACGGAAATGCTCCGTGTCAATAGCGGACACCTCACTGCAGTAACGGATGACAAAATCAAGTTCCGTTTCCGCACTGACCTGTTTTGCTTCCCAGTACTCCTTACCGGAAAGATTATTCACGTAGGAATAACATTTATAGTGGTCACTCCATGCAAGAGTATGGTTTCCTGTCCCATCCTTCTTCGTGCTGCTTTTCTGTATCGTGATCCGTTCACGCATGAGTTCTATCATCAGAATATCTCCCTCCTGATTCCAAAAAACAGATACTTCAATGTTTCCGTCATGGTCTTATGATCCGCATCTTCCCGATGCTCAAACAGGTAGGCAATAACATACAGTTCTGCAGTACGGACAACAAATCCATACTCTTTGAGTTCTTCCGGGGTTTGTCTTGTCACGTCTAAGATCAGGCGGTCGGATGTTTCCATCAGACGGAGGATGAGTTCATCCTCGTCTGACGAATCGACCCTGAGATACCCTTTGGCTTCCTCAAGCGTTACGAACATCCTGCCACCCCCTACTTTCCGGCAGACTTGATATCGAGTGTCTTGACTGCCTCGGAAAGGATCAGCTTGCCGTCCACACGCTCGGAAGCAAGGAATCCGACCTGTCCGGTTGTAGCATAAAGCTCATTCAGTCTCTTGAAACTTCTGCCCTTGCGGTCTGCGATCCAGTAGTAACTGTAATCACCGAATGCCATGACACGGTTTCCGGCTGCAAGTTCCGGCACATAGATGGATGTGCGGTAAGGACGGTTTAATATCTTATCAGGCTCTCCTTCCCTTACGGACGGCTGCCAGATATAATTTCCGTTTCCGTCCTTCAGCTTTCTGATTGCCTTTACGGTCGAATCATTCAAAAGCCATACCGCCTTGTTACGGTAAGGGGCACGGAGGGAATAATAAAGATCCATGACATCATCAAACGTAATGGATGTTCCGGTGGATGTCACGCCTGTCTCAGCACCGCCTGTGGCATTGAAGATTCCGGTAGGCTTGCCCTTGCCGTCACCGATAAAGAATGCCTCTTCTTCCTTTGTACCGATCCTTCTTCCGAACTCCCTTGAAATGTACTGTTCGATATTGAATACACTGTCATTTAAGAGTTCATCTGACACCTTGATCATGGTTGCCAGCTTAAAGGCACTGATGGTTGTCTGTCCGAAGCTGTCATCAGATTCTGGGAACTGACCTCCCTCATCGATCCATGCCGCCTCACCCTTGGATGTGACAATTGGAATCTTTCGGTCACCGCTCGATGTCTTGATGACGGTTGCAAGGTTACGGAAGAATACCTCCTCTTCCAGTGCTTCCACCAGTTTCTTCTCGTACTCATCCGGTACAAGATAACCGCCTTCGGAATCCGTGCCGATGGTAAGGGCATTCTGTACTTCATAGGACAGCACCTTGTTTCTCATGCCGTTCCAGAACGCTTTTCTGTACTCATCGGTGGCCCTTCCGGTCTTTGCGTCACCGCCAGTCTTTGCATCCGGCTTGTTGGTGATCGGTGTGCTTGTTGCCTTGGAAAGTTCAGCATCGATGGCAGCCTGTCTTTCCAGTCTCTCGATCTCCTTTCCGAGATTCACGACATCGTTTTCCATCTTGTCATAGGTAGCTGCATCCTCAGCGGACACAAAGCCTTCCTGTGTTCTCTTGGCATCGAGGAATGCCTTTGCTGCTTCCCATGCCTTTGCTCTTTTTTCTCTTAATTCTAAAATCTTACTCATCTTGAAATCCTCCTTAATGTGTTAAAAGACTCAGTCTTTTTTCTAACTGGCTGACTGGTATCATGGCATCCACACGGGATACCCTGGAAAGGAACGATTCATTCATCGCCTTGGTGGAATACATCATGGAATCCTGCTGGAACGGGAACTTCTTTTTCTTGTCCTTATCCTCGTCTTCCTTTTCTTTTCCTTCCTCTCCATCACCGCCTTCTTCCGGTTCTTTTTCCGGCTTTTCAGGCTTTTTCTTCTCTTCATCCGTCTCATCGGAAGAAAAGAGTATCTTATCCGCAAATCCAAGCTCCACTGCCTTCTTCGCATTGAACCAGGTCTCATCATCCATCATGTGGGAGAGCCTTGCACGGGTAAGCCCCGTCTTGAATTCATAGGCATTTAAGATTGATTCCTTGACCTCGTTTAACATGGCGATTGCTTTCTGCATATCCCTTGTCTCGCCCATTGCCATGGTCGCAGGATTGTGGATCATCATCATTGCAACAGGGGATACACAGACCGTGTCTCCTGCCATTGCGATCACGGATGCTGCCGAAGCTGCAATGCCGTCTATCTTGACTGTCACGCTTCCCTTATAATCACGGAGCATGTTATAGATCTGTGCTGCCGCGAACACATCACCGCCCGGAGAATTGATCCACACCGTGATATTTCCATTTCCGGCATTCAGTTCATCCTTGAAAAGCTGCGGTGTCACTTCATCCCCGTACCACGTTTCATCCGAGATCATGCCATTTAAAAAGAGCGTCCTTTCCATGTCAGGCACGCTCTCATCTTCATTCTTTATCCAGTTCCAAAACTTCCGCTTCATCGTTTACCTCTCTTTCCGCTGTTTTCCTGTGCCGGAGCGTTCTGCTGCCCCGTATCCGTCTTTGCAAAAGCTCCCGCATCCGCAAGTTTGGTCATTGCACCATTTATCAGATACAGGTTTCCCCCTTCCTCATCCGGGATCGGGTTCATGTTTTCCATCTCACGGATGTCATTGGCAGAAAACCATCCGTTCTGTCTTCCGACTGCATAGCCGTTCATCCTCGACTGGTAATCCCCACGGAGCAGACCGTCCACATTCAGCTTGATAAAATACTTTCCTTTCTCCCCCGGCAGAAGGAGCGATCTCTGTAAGGACTGCTCCCATCTGATCACCCACGGATCAAGTGTGTATTTAACGAACTCCAAGGACTGCTGCTCGATATTAGAAAAGCTCGACTTATCAAGGTCACCGACCATATGTGGCGGTATCCTGTACAATCTTGCGATCTCATTGATCTGGAATTTTCTTGTCTCAAGGAACTGTGCCTCTTCCGGCGGGATGCCTATCTGCTGGTACTTCATGCCCTCTTCAAGCACTGCTATCTTGTGTGCGTTGCTCACGCCACGGTACACGGAGTTCCAGGACTCCCTCACCTTTGACGGATCTTTCAGGACTCCCGGATGCTCCAAGACCCCGCCCGGATTTGCCCCGTTTGCAAAGAAACTCGCCCCATATTCCTCACAGGCAAGCGTCATGCCGACAGCGTTCTTTGCCATCGCAATCGGAGAATACCCGATCAGTCCGTCAAACCCAAGCCCGGGGATATGAAGCACATCCTCGGCTTTCAGTTTGATATTTCCATATTCCTTGAACGTAGGGTTCTCATCACTGTTTCTGGAATACACATAATAGATATTTCCCCTGTCATCCCTCTGCACTTCCATCTTGTCAGGAAGAAGCGGATACAGGCCAAGCACCCTTCCGGCACCATCCCTTATGATCTGGGCATAAGCATTTCCCCATATTAAAAGATGACTCATCAGTGTTTCCCTGAACACAAATGAAGTCATCTCCGGGTTCGGCTCATCATGGAGCAGATAATATAAAGGATGGTCATGCACCAGTTTCTTGCCGCCGTCATCCTGATACTCATACACATGAAGCGGTAAGGATGCGACTGCTTCCGCAAGTATCCTGACACAGGCATATACTGCGGTTGTCTGCATTGCAGTTCTTTCATTTACGGGCTTTCCGCTTGTTGTCCGTCCGAACAGAAACGAATATCCTGCATCTGCTGCCTTATCCACAGGCTTATCCCTTGCCTGTCCGAATCCGAATAAACTCTTAATTCCCATGTGACACCTCCGTTGTTAAAATACTAAAATTCCTCTGTCATCATATACACTTCCATCATTGCCTTCATTTCTGATCGCACGGTCAAGTGCCATAACAGTTGCAACGGCCCCGTCAATCTTCTCCGTGGATTTTTCCTTATCCATTTTGATATTTCCTGCCGGATCCTGACGGACAAACACGTTATCCATCATCCACCGCAGTACCTTATGCCCTCCGTGTGAGATCCGTTCTTCCAGCGTCAGCTTCATCAGTTCCTTGGTCGGTGGACTCATATCCTTATATCCCTGTCCGAACGGAACAACGGTAAATCCCATACCTTCAAGGTTCTGCACCATCTGGACAGCTCCCCATCGGTCAAATGCGATCTCCTTGATATGGAACTTTTTGCCAAGCTCATCTATGAACTGCTCAATAAATCCATAATGAATGACATTTCCTTCCGTGGTCTTTAAGCACCCTTCTGCTGCCCAGACATCATATGGGACATGGTCTCTTCGGACACGCAGCCTCATGTTGTCCTCCGGTATCCAGAAGTACGGAAGGATCACATATTTCTCCGTATCATTCCTTGGTGGGAACACAAGCACGAATGCTGTGATATCCGTGGAACTGGAAAGGTCGAGTCCGCCATAGCATTCCCTTCCGAGAAGCTCTGCTTCATTCACTGCAAAGGAACAGGCATCCCATTTATCCATCTGCATCCACCTGGTACTCTGTTTCACCCACTGGTTCAGACGGAGCTGCCGGAACACATTCTCCTCTGCTGCATTCTCTTTCGCACTGATATATGCATTCTGCACTTTCTCAATGTCAATGGTATATCCGAGTGACGGATTTGCTTTGTACCATACTTCCTCGCTCGACCAGTCATCCTCATCGGATGCCCCGTAAATAACCGGGTAAAATGTCGGATCTATCTTTCTTCCCTCAATAATATCCAGAGCCTTCTGGTGCTGTTCAAAGCACACGGAGTTCCTGTCCGTTCCTGCCGTTGTGATCAGGAAAAACAGGGGCTGTGTTCTTGCATCGCCGGAACCTTTGGTCATGACATCGAACAGTTCACGGTTCGGCTGTGCGTGCAGCTCATCAAAGATGACCGCATGGACGTTCAGTCCATGCTTTGTGTATGCCTCTGCCGACAGCACCTGGTAGAAGCTGTTGGTTGGTTTATATACAAGCCTTTTTACGGACATGACGGGCTTGATCCTTTTCTTCAGTGCCGGACACTGGTCCACCATATCCACCGCAACATCAAATACGATGGAAGCCTGCTGCCTGTCGGAAGCACAGCCGTAAACCTCTGCTCCCCATTCACCGTCACCGCATGTCATATACAGTGCAATGGCAGCCGCCAGCTCCGATTTTCCGTTTTTCTTTGGTATCTCACAGTAACAGGTATTGTACTGCCTGTATCCGTTTTCCTTTACAGTCCCATAAAGGGTACGGATGATCTCGTCCTGCCACGGGAGAAGTTCAAACGGAACTCCCCGCCACCTTCCTTTGGTGTGTTTCAGGCAGTTTATGAAATTGACCGCATGGTCTGCTTTTGCCTTGTCAAACATTATCCTGCACCGCCTTTCACAAGCAGAAGCTCCATTTCATCGTTCTGCTTATCCTCACCGCTATCCGTGGAGATACGGCTTCTTGCAGACGGGGTCAGACCGAACTGCTCACAGAACTTATTCATGATCTTCAGATAGGTCTGGGCAATGGACACCTGCGGTACCTGCTGCCAGTATCCGCTCGGGGTCTTTACGATGGTCCCGTGCTGTGTAATGAACTCCTCTGCCTCTTTCCATCTCGCATATGCCTGACAATATCCTGCGAATGCTGCCATATCGATTTCCGTAAGGATTCCCAGATGCTCCAACTGTTTTGCCATCCGCTTCCATTCCTTCTTTGCCTCATCCTCAAGCCATGCCGGACAGCGCGGGGCCTTTTTCTCAGGCTTTGGTTCGCCCGGATTAAGGCTTCTCTTGCCCGGATTGCCCTCAAGCACCTTTACTGCCGTAGGCTTTGGTTTTCTTCCTCTCTGCGCCACTGTCCTCACCTCCTCTAAAAATGGACATAATAAAAGACCTCCGTAGAGGCCTTTCAATTTCGTTTATTTATTAAGTGTTATTTTTACAATGTTGAAATCTGTAATGCTGTAACCGTTCTTCATTACAAAGCTGCAAAGCCAGTTGTCAGCCTCGGCTGCATTTGTAAATGCCTTGAAATCCTTCCATACCAGTCTGCCCGGTTTCTCTGCCATAAGCGCTTTTACCATCCATACCGTGTTCTGTTTCATTTTCCTGTACCTCCGCTTTTTCTTTGTTTTCCCTTTCGGTAAGTACATATTCGCTCTGAATGCAGATATTATCCAGTCATATCTGCCACGTAATGTACACAAAGATCTGCCGGAGGAATTGTACATATTACTGCTGTGATCTGTGGATGACTTCGAGAATCTGTTCCTGTTCCTCTATTCCGACACCGATGCTCTCAAGAGCCTCACGTGTGCCACAATCGGGGCAGATAAGCGTTATCCCGTCAGTCCTTGATAAAGCGGGCTGTCTTCCGTATCTTGCCCCACAACGGGGACATATCCGTATCCGCAGTGTTTCACTCTTCATGTCCTGCCACCTCCACAGCTTTTATCTGTGCCTCAGAAAGGTAATGCTCGTCAAATCCGAAGCTGATATACCCTTGAAGGCATGTGCTTACATAGGAAAGGGATGGAACTCCGATCTTCCGTTCTTCATGCATGATATACACAAAGCACTTCCTTCTCCGTATCTTCCCCGTCCGTATTCCCTTGATGTCCAGTTCCATTTCCTTCTTGTAATAAAATATTGGGAATCCTTCGTAGCGGTCAAGTGCCGCCTCATCCGATTCCGTAACTTCCCATGCTGCAACGGGAACCGCTCCTCCCTTCTTCGGTTCTATGGTAAGATAGGCTCCCGTAAGGCTTCCCTTGAAGAGCAGTTCATAATCTTTGATGACTGCAGTTCCGACCACCCTCGCATGCGGACATCTCATCCGCATCTGTCTGATGTTTAAGTTGCTGCCGTAAGCAATGTAATATCTTTTCTGCATAATGTTTCCATCCTTTCCGAAGGGAACACCCTTCTACCACCTTAAGACCGCACATGGCGGTCAATGCTCCAAGGTGGCAGGAGGCTGTTCTCTTCAAGCAGCCCTTCCGCTTCTGAAGGCGGTGTCTCCTGCAAGTCTCTTTGTGAGGATGTCCCGTGCCGTCTTGAATTCATCCCCAATGAATCCGAGTCTTAAAAGCCATGTCCTCATTGCGTATTTTGGGTTTTCTGTCTGCTGTGGTTTTGGGCTTGCCGTCCTTACTTCCTTTGCCATCTGGCTCAGTGCAAGGCAGAGCTGGATGTAGCTCTTAAGCTGTCCCGCATGCAGCCCGTTCAGTTTTCCGTCTGCCGGGGCATCGAATTGGAAAAGTCTGAATTCGACCGTTCCTTTTGTAAAGGTTGCATGGTAGTTCAGCATATGGTAACGGCTGTCATTGTAATGCTGATTCCGTCCGTAGCTTGCTCCGTTCGAGGTGTACCAGATGTCTGCAAGGGCAGCCATCGTCTTCGGCTTTTTCTTGTTGAGTTCCTTAAGGAATCTTGGGTCTACCGTTTTGCAGTAGCGGCTCATCCGCCAGCTGTCGAGGTTTAAGGCATCCGCTAAAAGGTTCTCGTGGCCCGCCATGATGTTTGCAAGGTTTCTTAATGTCTGTGGTGTGTGTCCCTTTGCTCCGATGTGGATGTGGACTCCGCATCCCCTTGTTGCATCACTCTTGGCTCCCGCATGTCTGAGCTTTCTTATAAGTTCCTGAAGAAATTCGATGTCTTCGTAGTGAAGGATCGGTGTGACCAGCTCGCATTTTTTATCATCCGGTCCCGCAATGCTGACGTCTTTCTGGAATTTCCATTCCCTTCCGCTTGCATCCCATGCGGACCATGTATAATATCCGTTTCTGGAAGCCGTGTTTTCAAATCTTCCTGTTCCGAAGAATGCCGCTGCAAGTTCTGCAGCCTTATCCCTTCGGATGTTATTCATCTCAACCTCGACCCCGATGGTCTGTTTCTTCATTTCCTCGATCTGCTTTGTAATCCTTTCGTTCATGGCTTGTACCTCCGTTTGTTTTCTTCCCTTTCGGTAGGTACATATTCGCTCTAAAACACACATATATCCAGTTATATGTGAGCCATAAACTACACAAAGATTTCAAGGGAAAACTGTGTATATTATGACTATATTTTACGCCATTCATCCACTCCGTAGATCATCGCCAGCGATCCGTGTCCGTCCCATACCGTGTGGAGCTGTCCTGCGTCATCCACATATTCCACGGTTCCTGTTGTTCCTGACGGAATCTTCCGGTAGGGATCATCAAGGCGGATAAGCTCCACCCTGGTTCCCGCAGGATATTCCTTCCTCAGTCTCTCAAGTGTCTGTCTGTTTACTCCGAACATACCGTTGACCCCCTTTCTGCCCTGCGGTTGGCTTTCCACTTTTCCGCATCTTCTGGGGTCCGGAATGCCGTATGACCTTTCAGTCCCTTAAGGAAGAAGGACCTTGTTTCCTTTCCTTCGCTCCCGCCAAATCCGATGGATACCAGCCATGCCCTCATGTAATATTTTTCATTCTCTTCAATGGTCTGTTTCGGATTCACACGTTTCTGTTCCGATGCTTTCTTTACCATTGCCGATGCAAGTCTGCAGTATTCCATCATGTCATCGGTATGCGGAAATCCCGTGAACTCAATGTTCCCGTCTGCAAAGGTAACACCGCTGCATCCGCCCTGTTCCGTAATGAACCCTGCTGCCGTCTCCGTATCTTCGAAGGTACTTTCGGCAAGGGCATTTACAAGGCTGTCTGCTATGGAAATGCACTCCCTTCCGACTGCCCTGTTGATAAGGTACTGTTTGGAATGCATCATGTTTATCAGGTTGATGATGCCCTGTGGTGTCATTCTGCCGATCGGTATTTTGATCTCTGCTTCCGGTTCTTCCGTCTGTGTTTCCTGTGGCTCTTCTGCCACGTCATTCTGGAAAAGCACCCTTCTCACCTCGTCTTCCATGCTGTCATCTTCAAGTATGACCTTTGCGTCCCTGTCCACCGTGATGCTTCCGATGCGGTATGCAAAGGATGGCGGTCCAAGGTATTCTGACCTCTGTCCGAAATGTCCGGATAAGGCTTTTACTAATTCTTTCCTGTTCTCAGCGTTTGTAATAATTTCCATTCTGCTGGTCTCCTTTCCTTTTGGTAGTACCATATATCACTCTGAATGCCCGTATAGTCAAGCAGATAATGGTACTTTCCAAAAGAAAATGTAATGTCAGCTTCTGGACTCCGGAAGTGACATCGCAACCGCATAAGCGACTGTTGCGGTGACTGCATTCCCGGCCTGTTTATAAAGCTGTGCATCGGAGTTGACGGCAGAGGCACGGTCAAAAAGCTCATCAGAAAATCCCTGTAAGCGGAAGCACTCCCTCGGAGTCAGCCGTCTGATGCGGCCGCCCCTCATGAGCGTTCCCATCTGCCCGGAACAGTCCAGTGTCTGGGAGCATCCTTTTCCGACCCGTCCCCTTCTTGTCTCACTGTCTGGGTAGGCAAGGTTGATACCGTCCCCTTCCCGTGCCACTTCATATCCTGCCTTCGTGGCATTTTTTACTTTGACGGAATCCACCTTTTCACAGACATACACACCGTGCCTGTCCTGAGAGGTCAGGGTGAACATCGGCTCTCCGTCCTCTTTCATCCGTCTTCCGTTCTGCCGTTTCTCCATCCGCTCCGGTGTAAGCACCGGGTGGACTTCCAGCACGGCTGAGTTCATGGCGGTATGGTTGGTCATCCCGGCTGTGTACCTCGCTGTCAGGCATCTTGCCGTATCCGTGATCTTCGGATCATGGTTGCTCTGGTCGATGAAGTAAAGACCCGTCTTGGCCCCGACACCGCCCGCATTCCCCACAAGGGTTGCGGAAATGCCGTCCGTCCCATAAACACGGTAGCCCTGCATACCTCCTATAAGCTGGTTAAGAGCTGCTGCGTTTTCTCCGGTGAGAGGTAATATTTCTCGTCTACCTCTGCTTCTAAGATTTGCGATAATGAACACACGCTCACGGTTCTGCGGGACTCCGAAGTTTTTGGAGTTAAGCACCTGCCACCGACAGTCATACCCTGCTTCGTCCATTTCAGACAGAACTGAGGCAAAGTCGAATCCTGCATTGATCGATAACAGGTTCTTAACGTTCTCAACAAGTAGGTATGAGGGTTTAGAACTTTCCTCTTTGCCTTTGAGGAGGTCAATAATGTTGTAATATATTCCACTTCTTTTTCCGACCAGTCCCCGCTGTTTTCCGGCAACGGAGATGTCCTGGCATGGGAATCCGAAGCACCAGATGTCTGCATAGGGGACATCTCTGGGTTTGAGTTTTGTGACATCATGAGCTTTCCACTCTCCTTCCGTATCATACATTGCCTCATATGAGGCTCTTGCAAATTTATCATATTCACAGTACCCGATGCATTTATGGCCGGCAGTTTCAAGACCGAGCCTGAAGCCGCCGATGCCGGAACATAGATCAAGGAAGGTCATCTGTTTCATTATACTGCCCTCCCCTGCATAATTGCTGATATGAAATTTTCATATCGTCACGGATGACAAATACATCCGCATCCGAACCGCACTGTTCAATGTAGCGGTTTACGATCACATCCACAAACTTCTCATCCAGTTCGATGCCGTAGCAGATACGGTGTGTCTGCTCACAGGCGATCAGCGTAGAGCCGGAACCAAGGAACGGATCAAGCACGATGCAGTTGCTCATGCAGGAGTTCTGGATCGGATATGCCATAAGCGCCACAGGCTTCATGGTCGGATGGTCCTTGCTTGCCTTCGGACGGTCATATTCCCAGATGGTGGTCTGCTTCCTGTCGGAATACCACTGGTGCTTCCCGCCTTTCTTCCATCCGAACAGACACGGCTCGTGCTGCCACTGGTACGGGCTTCTTCCAAGAACCAGTGCGTTCTTCTTCCAGATGCAGCACCCGGAAAGGTAAAATCCGGCATCCTTGAATGCCTTTCTGAAATTCAGCCCCTCTGTATCCGCATGGAATACATAAATGGAAGCATCCTGTTCCATTGACTGCTCCATATTTACAAATGCAGCAAACAGGAACTTATAGAAATCCTCATCCGGCATGTTGTCGTTTTTGATCTTGCCGGCCGTCTCCTCAACATTTACATTGTATGGCGGATCCGTCAGGACAAGATTTGCCTTCTGTCCATCCATCAGCTTATCGTAAGTTTCTGGCAGAATGGAATCACCGCAGATGACACGGTGCTTTCCAAGCAGCCATACATCACCTGTCTTTGCCACGGTCGGTTTTGCAAGCTCCGCTTCCACATCAAAATCATCTTCCGTGATTTTCTTATCATGCACGGAATTAAAAAGCTGTTCAATCTCTGGTGGTTCAAAACCCGTGATGCCGACATCGAAATCCGAATCCTCAAGGTCTTTGATAAGGTCAGCCAGGAGTTCCTTGTTCCATTCGCCCGTAATTTTATTAAGGGCAACATTGAGTGCCTTTTCCTTGGTCTTGTCAATATCGACCACGATACACTCCACTTCCGTGTACCCGAGGTCTGCAAGGACCGTGGCTCTCTGGTGTCCTCCGATAATGGTCATGTCTGAGTTGATAATGATCGGCTCGACATAACCAAACTCTTTAATGGAGTTCTTGATTTTTTCATATTCCTTATCACCCGGTTTTAACTTTTTCCTCGGATTATAGGAAGCCGGGATAAGGTCTGCTATTTTATAACTCTGAAACTGCATCTTCCATATCCTCCTCTGCTAAAAATCTGTGCCGGAAATAACATTCACGGCCGCAGTATTTTCTGTTCTTGTTTCCATAGGAAATGAAAGGCTTCCCGCACTGCTCACATACAAGCGTGTAGGAAGCCTTCTCGCTTTTCTTCACTGCTTCCGGGTGTGTCTTCCACCATTCCCTTCTGCATTTTTCACAGCAGAACCTTCTCGGTCTGCCTGTCTTCGGCTGCATGATCGGATTACCGCAGAAATGGCACACCTCTTTACCGTCCACCATGAGTTTCATATTTTTTGAAACCACCGTAGCGTATCCGGCAAGGTTGTGTCTCTTGCAGTAATTCCTTACGATGTCACGGGACAGTCCGATTGCCATTCCGATGGCTTTATAGCCCATCCCCTTCATCCGCATTTCGTTGATCTGCTTTGCCTGTGCATCCGTCATCCTTTCCACTCTCCTTCCGGCACACAAAAAAAGACCGGAAAAACAATGTTTTTACACTGTTTTCCAGCCTTAAATAATGCTTTCTTTCTGATTTTCCGGCAAAAGGAAATACCCCTTTTTGCCGTGTTTTAACTACATTCTGCGAAAATTACCATACCCTTTTTATATCCCCCCTGTTTAATTCTGCGAAAATTCACGCAAAGGGGGCCATCGGTCTTCAGCGGTTCAGACTGTAGAGATTCAGATACCCCCCACGGTCTGCCGTCAGAACCGATACTCCGGATTGTTATCTTCGTTCCATGTCTTTTTATCATGGCATGGCTTGCACAGGCTCTGCCAGTTCTTCTCGTCCCAGAACAGGACGGGATCGCCACGGTGCGGTCTGATATGATCGACCACGGTTGCTGTCACTGCATGACCTTCCTTTAAGCACTGAACACACAAAGGGTGTGCCTTCAGGTATCTTGCCCTTGCCTTCTGCCACTGCCTGTTGTAACCACGCTTGCTGCTGCTCGCCCTGTCACCACGGTGCAGTGCTTCATGCTCCTCGCAGTACAGTCCGTCTGTCAGCTTCGGACATCCGGGGTGTCTGCACGGCTTCTTTGGTTTCATCGGCATCCGCCATTCCTCCCTTCTATGTACACGGGCGGTGTGAAAGGATTGGAAAGACACCGCCTTATGGCAACATAAAAAGGAGCGTTTCCGCTCCCTTTCTTTTTTGCCATCTTAATCATAGCAGATGTAAATTAAAAAGTCAGTACACCCTTAGTACACCTTTAGTACACCACCTTTTTATTTCTTTAACCGCAGCAGACTCTTACCAACCGAACTGATAGCTTTCCCGCTCATCTGCCTTACCTGTTTATTAGAAATAAGTCCTCCCGCAACAGCAACAAGAATCATTCCTCCTGTAATATTTCTGTCAGTCTTTTCACGTTCTTCTTTCAGAAACTCATTATGCCCGTCTACTTCTTTTTCCTTAATACGGTCGAGTTCCTGGATACGGTCTTTCGCCCACTGGATTTTTCCTTCATCTTCTGAAGTTTTTATAATATCATAAAGTTCCTTACGTTCAGCTTCCTGACCTTTATCCACAGTTTCCTTAAAACTGACAGCCGAATCCGTAGTCTGTTTATGTACTGCTTTCAATGAATCATATCCATGATTCACGTTGTCCCGTAAAACATTCAGTTTATCCATGAATTTTTTATGGGCTTTATCGGATCTTGTCATATTTGTGCTGGCTACTCTCTTCTCTGCCATTTATGTTCTCCTTCCCTATACCTACAGCCCCATATCGGAAAAAATACCATACCAGTATACCTGATTGCGGGTAGCCGCTGTTGCTTCTCCGGATATATGCTCTCCCTTTTTCCTTCTCAGGTACAGTTCATATAGCTCTCCGCATTCTTCCTTCTTTAAAGGTCTGGGCATTTTTATGGAGCATTCGGGTTCATGCTCTTTCGATACAGTCACAAAAACAGTGCCATTCTCTGCAAAAGCATAAAACCATTTTCCTTTTCTGTTATTCATAGGTACAGTAACAATATCCCTCGGATTGCTGCTCAGGCTGTTAACAAGGTCATCATAATTTACCATTTTACCGCCTCCGTCTCTGTTTGGTTCATAACATCATTTTACCATAACGCAAACAAAAAAGACAGCCGTCTGACTGCCTTAATTGTACTCTGCATATGCACCTATCTGTATCTGGAGTGCTACGGTGATCTGCTCCATGACCATGTCATCCAGCACTTCCCCGATTCTTTCTCCAAGTCTTGTTTTATCAAGGGTCTCCACCTGTTCCGCCAGAGCCATGCTCGGCTTGTTCAGACCGCTGCCTTTGGGGATCTGCACATGGGTCGGAAGATACTTCTTTTTCCACACCCTGGCTGACAGCGGAACAACCGTAACCACAGGTGAATGCTTATTTGCCTTATTATTACTCACCACCAGTGCCGGACGGACACCGCCCTGCTTGCTTCCATCTTTTTCTCCAAAATCCACATAATAAATATCTCCACGCTTACACATAAAATCCTCCTATCCGAGGACAAAGGCTTCCACCTGTCTGTCCCTCAGTTCATACTGTTTATCAAGTTCCTTCAATGCTGCTTTTCTGTATTTTGCTATCATCGTATGGCTCACATGGTATCTTTCCATCATGATGTCCCATGTCATGTCCTCATCCAGAAGATCCGTGATAATGCTTCTATGTCTTTCATCCAGTCCGTTCACTGCATGCTCGAAAAAATCCAGTTCTTCCTTCAGGAACATATATCTGTGGAAAAGAAAACCGTACCACTCGTCATTCTCCCTTTCCATTGCAGCCTTATACTTGACTGCTATGTTTGCCGTTTTATCGGAAAGAGTGCTCGTCTGCACCCTTTCCCCTTCCTGATGGGAATAAAGCATGGAATCGATCATGTCCTGTTCGCTCACTCCCTGAAACTGACGGAGCTGGAACTCAGTCACGGTCAGTTCCTTTTTCATATTCTTATATTCCTTCATCATTACTTCTGCCGTCATCCGTCATACCTCCAATCCTTGCCTTTACTGCTTCTATCATTGCATTCTGTGTATTATCCTTTTTTTCGATTGCCCGGAGGATATCTTCATCGACCGTGCCTTCTGTCACCAGATGCTCTATGATGACCGTGTGTTTCTGCCCCTGTCTGTAAAGCCTGGCATTTAACTGCTGATACAGTTCAAGGGACCATGTAAGTGAAAACCATACGATGGTCGAGCCGCCTTCCTGAAGATTCAGTCCGTGTCCTGCCGATGCCGGATGGATCAGCGCCACCGGGGTCTTTCCTTCATTCCAGTCCTCGATATCCTTCTTTGTATTGATATCCCTTGCCGGAAACCGTTTTAATATCCGCTCCTTGTCATGCTTGAACCAGTATGCAACCAGAAGCGGTTTCCCGTTTGCTGATTCGATCAGGTCTTCCAGTACATCCAGTTTTCTGTCATGGATATTACGGACATTGCCGGATTCATCATAGACCGCACCGTTTGCCATCTGCTGGAGCTTGTTGCTTAAGGCCGCTGCATTTACCGCATCGATGTCCTGTCCTTCCCCGTATTCAAGGATCATTTCATCTGCCATCCTGTCATAAAGCACCTGTTCGGATTCCGACATGGATACGGTCACACGGTTGCTTATGCATTCCGGCATATCAAGATAATCCACGGCTTTCATGGAAATGCTGATATCGGAGATCAGTTCATATATTTTTTCTTCTGCCCCTTCCCTCGGTTTATACGAAAAGATGATCTCACGATTCCGCTTATCCGGAAGGAAGAATCTGTCACGGTAGCCGCTGATATATCTTCCAAGCCTCTGCCCCATATCAAGGATTCCGATCTCTGCCCATAAGTCCATGAGGTTTCCCGGTGTTCCCGTAAGCCCGACCACACGTTTTGCCATCGGTCTTACTTTTTTCAGGTCTTTGAACCTCTGTGCCTTTGGGGACTTGAAGCTCGACAGCTCATCGATCACGACCATGTCAAAATCAAAAAATATGTTTTTTGTCATCCAGGAAACGTTGTCTCTCCCGATGATCGTCACATCGGCTCCTGACAGAAGTGCTTCCTTTCTCTGCCCTGCAGTTCCCATTGCCACGGCAAATGTCATGCCGTAAAGATGCTCCCACTTTTTTATCTCTGCCGGCCATGTTGTTTCTGCCACACGCTTCGGTGCGATCACCAGGATCCGTCTTACTTCAAAATAGTCAAACAGCAGAAGCCACAGTGCCGTAAGCGTGATGACCGTTTTGCCAAGTCCCATGTCAAGGATCAGGCAGCTCACGGGATGTCTGATTATAAAATCTGTTGCATACTGCTGGTAATCATGTGCTTTGTATTTCATCAAGGATACCTCCGATCTGTTCGATATTATCAACTACATAAACGGGAAAGCCTAACCTCTCAAGCATCCTCTTTCTCTTCAGCTGAAGCGGTCTCGGCTTCTTCCCCGGTGCTTTCAGTTCCACAAATGCCATTTTCCTGTCCGGCATCAGGACGATGCGGTCAGGCACTCCATTCATACCGGGTGATACGAACTTCAGTGCCAAGCCTTTCCGCTTTTTGGCTTCTTCCCTCAAATGTCTCTCTACTGTACTTTCTAGCAAAACCAGATACCTCCTTTGCCGATTGCGGTTGCCATATGCCTTTAACTCCTATACGCGCATATATACATGAATTGCTCTTTTTATCTTTATTTTTAATTCCCAACTGGATTTAATGGGAAACTGGGAAACTAAGAACCGCAACCCCTTATTTTCCAAGGTGTCAGCACGGTTTCCGACTACCGTTGCCCATCTGCATCTGGGAAACCTCGGAAACCGCCTAACGGGTTTCCTCTGGTTTCTCATCCATCCGCACAAAAGTCTTCTGCACTCCGTAAAGGGGGACTTTTGTCTTGCCCGTAGTATTGGAATCATACTTCTTCCATCCCCCGATCTTATTTAAGATGCCTTCGATTTCATAGGAATCCGCCTTCTTTAAGTTCTGGCGTTCCTTACCAAAGCACTCCACCCAGATCTCCATGATGCACACACGCTCACGCATGACCGTTCCTTTTACACCGACCGTCTCGAACTCTCCTCCGCCAAGGAATGCCCTTCTCTGGTAGATATCCATTGATGACCAGTTGTCTGGCAGCAGTCTGTCAAGATAGTCCTGCACGATACCCTCACGGTCATCCGACTCCATTGCCTCCTGCTGCATCTTGTATGCTTCCTCTGCCTCCGCACCTTTTAAGAACAGCTCCTCGCCTTCGTTATACAGATGGATTGCCTCTGCCCATATCTGGTCGACACAGTCAAGCTCCCACGGGTGGTGTTTTCCTGTCCCCGGCACATGCACGGGCCAGAATCTTCTGTTTCCTGTTACGTCACGCAGGAATCCACCCTCGGAGTTGGTGCTTCCCACAATAATACACTTTCTCGGATGCGACTCTACATTGACTCCGTATGCCTGACGGAATTTATCATCCTGACGGGTGACAAAGGACTTGACTACCTCGACTTCCGTCTTGCGGATACCGTTCATCTCGCTGATCTCAAGTATCCAGTTTCCGAGCAGCTTCTCGGCAGCAGTCTTATCCCTCATATCCGAAATGGATAAGGAATCCGAGAACCACTGCTTTCCAAGGATAGCAAAGAAGGTGGATTTTCCCATTCCCTGCGGACCGTTCAGCACGAGGATGGAATCGAACTTTACTCCCGGCTTATAGATACGTGCTACCGCAGCCACCAGTGTCTTGCGGATGACCGCCCTTGTGTACGATGAATCTTTTGCACCGAAATAGTCGATGAGCAGTGTATCGATACGCTCCTGTCCGTCCCAGTGAAGCGTTGCGAAATAATCCTTGATCGGATGATAGAGCCTGTCGGATGACACTACGGCAAGCAGTGCATCCTTAAACTTGGTCGGTGACCAGATCCCATACACCCTCTCGAAATACACCTTTGCATTTGCAAGGTCAGAATCGTTCCATCCGGGCTTTACCTGTTTCCACGGAAGCGGACCGATGACATCAATGGTATCCTTGAACTCGTTGTACACGATGTGCTTGAAGTTCTCATCGTTGCGGATGATCAGTGCGATGTTCTGCAGTGTATCCTTGATATTTCCCCTGCGGTCAAGTGCCAGCTTGTTCTGCCAGTCCTCATCCGGCTCTGTGGAAAATTCCTGTACCGCCAGCTCCTGTCTTTCCCTGGCAAGCGTGTTCTTCACTTCTTCATCTGCAGAAGCAAAATCCTGCATGGCTTTAAAAGAAGGGAGTTTTCCCGGCTCTGTCCCTTCGGCTGCCCTTGCATCCTTGTCCCCGAATTTATGAAGCCTTACCACATCAAACGCATTCATCAGCTTTCCGCAGCATGGATCTGTGGCATGGTGGCTGTATACGAACAGGTCATCGTAGACCACGACTCCGGCAGCTGAATCCGCCGGGATATAATCATATCTTCCGGGGATTGCCCTTGAATGCCTGTATACATCCGGGATGAATTTGTCGATTGCCTGCGTCACCGTGTACGTGCGGTTGAAAGCCCCGATCAGCCCGTCCTTGGAAAGCGGATCAGCCTGTTTCTTGATATCCCTCTGCACAACGGATGCCTGACGGTTGCTGACCGGCCACGCTGATACATCATGCCAGTCCTTATAACGGGACAGCACTTCATCGGGATCAACTTCGTTTCCTTCGATTTCCTGAAACACATACTCACCGTCACTGGAAGTGCTCGGCCAGTACATGAGTCTTGATGGTTCATAGGTCGAATCATCAAAAAGCTCGATACCGATATCCGATGCAAGCATACGGCTGACTGCCCCGTACTCATCAGGTGTCACATCCCTTGTCAGGAATATGATGATACGAAGTCTCGGTTTCTCCGGCATATGCTTATGTGTGGAATACACCACCATCTTCATGTCAAAAAACATTTCCAGTTCATCAATGATGCCCTGTGTTCCGTAATCCATATCAAGCGTGATGGCGGATCTGGAGATCACGCAGTCCTTCTTCCTTCGTCCGCCCTTCAGCTTTCCAAGAACGAATCCTCCGACATCCTTGATATTGTCCTGCTGCCCTTTCGGCATCTTCCTGTACTGCTCCATTGTCTCTGCAGTATATTTTGTCTTGGACAGACGGCTGACAAAATCTTCATATGTCATATCCGTGAAGTTAAACTTTTTGTCCATTCTTGAGTTTCCGATCGATACGAACATCCTTCTTTACCTCCTTCTTTTTACGCTTTTCCTGTTTCATGACCCGTCCGATTGCAATACCTGCGGTCGGATCCGGATACCCTTCCCTGTTGCATCCTCCCATAAGTTCCTCCTAATCTTTCTTGTAAAACGGACTTTCAAATCCGGCAGCCTTAAGCGGAAGCCCCTCACACCAGTCAGGGCATACCGCCATGATCTCATTTACTTCTTCCACCGAGGATATCCCCTCCGGCACTTCAAGCACCACTTCATCATGGATGTGGCATACGATATCAAATCCCTTCTTTTCCAGACGGAGCATTGCCTCTGCCAGTACATCCCTTGCGGTTGCCTGGACGATGTTCTCGCAGAATTTTGCACCGTAAGATTCGATCCTTGTCCACTTGCGGTTCGTGCCGATTCCTTCATAGCTGACACTTTCCGAGCCGAAGCGATTCACGGTCATCCTTGGCCTTACATAGGACAGCACCCTTCCGGACGGCAGTACGATCTTTAACATCCCGGACTGGTAATATACCGTCACCATTCCGACCTTTGTCATCTTCCGCTCTTTCACGGCAGCCTTTACTGCGCCGTCAATTTCATACCAGTAATTTACGATGTGCGGATTGGCAGTCCGCCATGACTGCACCAGCCCTTTCAGCTCCTCTTCTTCCACAAAATTAAGTGCTCCCATGCTGACGAGTGCACCTTCCGCACCGCCATACTGACAGGCAAGTGATGCCACCTTTCCCCTTGCACGATACGGACTTCCCTTTGTGATCTCTTCGATTGGGATATGGAACATCTTGGATGCCGTCTGCTCATAGATCTTTCCAGCACCACGAAACTCCTCCATGACCCATCCTTCTCCGGCAAGGTAGCCCATGACCCTCGCCTCGATCGCCGAAAAATCGCTGACGATAAATCTGCATCCGGGTCTTGCCACGAATGCAGTACGGATCAGCTCCGAAAGCACATCCGGTGTGGAATCATACAAAAGCTCCACCAGGTCATATCTGCCTTCCTTTACAAGGGAGCGTTCCAGTTCCAGGTCTTTCATATGGTTCTGCGGAAGGTTATGGATCTGCACGAGTCTGCCGGCCCATCTGCCCGTGCGGTTGGCCCCGTAAAACTGTAATAATCCATGCACCCTGCCATCAGGACATACCGAACGCTCCATTGCTTCGTACTTCTTTACGGATGTTTTTGACATGGCAAGTCTCAGCTTCATCATTTCTGCCACATCACCCTGTGTGTTCTCTACCAGATCTTCCACGGCAGCCTTGGCAAGGGAATCCACCTCGATGCCCTTTTCATTCAGCCATTCCTTAAGCTGTGATACGCTGTTCGGATTTTCCAGCCCGGATATCTCGTATGCCTTCTTCGTTACCGTCTCCTTATACAGAAGGTCGCATGCCACAGCGTGTCCGATAAGCTCCTGATCCACCATGATGCCCCTGTCATTGATCCTCTGGTCCATGCAGTAGAGTTCCTGCTCCCTGTCCGGTATCGGGAACTTTGTTAGTTTATTCCTGATCTGTTTTTCCACATCCACGTCACGGATGCAGTATGTCTTGAACAGTTCCCACTTCTCCGGTGCATCGGACGGAAGATTCCTTGTCCTTCCACCATTTGCCTTGGTAGGCTTGCACGGCATACAGAAATAGCGGATGAGGTCTTTGCCTTCCGACATCTTTTTCTTATCAAGGTTCAGTGCTTCCCCCACGCCTTCCAGTGACAACGGAAGTGACAGCATGGATGCCTGGACAAGCGTACATCGCCATCCTTCCGGTTTTAAGGAAAGACCGAAGAATCGGTTGATACAGTTCCGCTCGAATGCTGCATTATAAGCAGTCTTTATTACGGAATCATCCGTAAGATATTCCATGATCTCATCCGGTATCTTCTCCCCGGATGCCAGGTCAATAATCTGTGTCGGTTCGTCATTCAGACTGTATGCAAACAACAGGATCTCGAACTGCTCCGATGCTGCATACCTGTGTACCCCACAGTCCGGCAGTGACACGTCTGAATAAGTTTCAATATCAATTGCAAGTGTATCCATGCTTCTGTCCCTCCGCTCTTTTCTTTATTCTGCTGATCCCCGTTCTTGCTGCTTCCACATTGCCGGACTTCATCTGCCCTTTGATGGTGCGGTATGTGTTATACGGGATATATTTTTTTATGCTGTTAAGCTCCTTCATCAGTTCTTCCATGAAAGTACATCTCCTTTATGTATCCGGGCGGTGTATGCCACCGCCCTTTCTATGATCTGCTGCTTTGTTCCTATGCGAGGAAATCGTCCTCCGCATCCACTGCCTCGAATTCATCCTTGGCATTTGCTCTGGAACCGAGAGGCTCTCCATCCCTTAACTTCTGTACATTTCCAAGCCCTGCTGCGATACCCTTATTTCCGTTGCTGTTGTAAGAGTAAAATGTAATGGATACCCTTCCGTAGCAGCCGGAATATACCTCGCTCTGGTCAAGGATAGGCTGTACCTGTCTGTCCACGATCTGAGGTGCCTGTTTACTGTTGGCATTCAGGAACATTCCGTTCTGGTACGCCTCGTCTTCAGGTCTGTCGATGTCACCGTCTCTGAGCGGTGTCTTCAGGTTTGCCGGAATCTTGCCGCCCCACTTGCCTTTTCCTTCATCCTTTGCTACCTCGATAGCCTTCTTGATCTTGGCAATGGTCTCCTTATCATTCTTGTCAATGATGCAGGAGACAGAGTACTTTGGTTCGCTTCCGTTGATGGAATCCGGCTCCCACAGGTGTGCATAGCTGAGTCTGCAAGGTACGATCACTTTGGTTAAATTTGCTGTTGTCATAGATTATTCCTCCTTAAAATCCGCTTCTGCGGTTGCTGTTTTAACTGCTTCTCTTTTATCTGAATCCGGCACCAGTGTGACCTTGCCGTCAGGCTTGTACACCAGTGAACCAAGGATCTCGTTAAATTTCTTTTTGCCCATCAGCCTTTCCATCTCGGTAATGCCGATCAGGCTCTTTTTGAAGATGTCCGTGTATCCGGCTTTCTGTGCTGCCTCTGCCACATCCTCTTCATCCGTATATTTACGGTTGCTTCTTCCCAGGACCAGCTTATAGCCCGGCCATTCTTTATGGTTGACCACCGCTTCATTCTGTGCATAGGTGTAAATCTCCTCTGCCCATTTCTTCAGTGCATCTGCCTTGGAAAGGACCTCTGCAATTTCCTCATCCGACATAAGGGCAGGCTCGGCAAATTCCATCTGGGCAAGTTTCAGATATTCCTCTGCCCTTGCACGGCATATAAATCTTGCCTTGCAGAATCGGCAGTGGTCTCCAGCTTTAAACTCTCCCTCACCTGAAAGAGCCTTTGCTGCTCCAGGTTCAAGGACATCCTTTCCCCATGCAAGCAGTTCCCCGGCTGATATCTCCCAAGTGGAGAAATGCTCGATCCTCGGCTGGACAATGGTAAGCTCCACTGTGTCGATCTCATATAAGAAACCAAGCATGTCCAATACTCCCAGTCCGTAGATCATAAGCTGGACATTCTGTTCTGCATCGACCACCACACCCTTGCCGAGCTTCAGATCAATAATATGGATCTTATGGGAATCGACCACCACCATATCTGCAGTACCGAAACATCCTTCGATCCTGTGTGCCAGGCTGACCTTCAGTTCCACTCCGATGAATGGTTCATCACAGTCCTTCCTTGCCTGTTCAATCTGGGTGATGTTATATTCCACGTAATCATCCACGGCTTCGAGCAGTTCATCCGAATAATAATCAGATACAGGTCTTTTAGTCCTTTTCTTCAGATACTTATTGATGAGGTACTCCGCCATCGCATGCCCGGCACTCCCTTCTGCTGCGAAGGGAGATTCTTCATCTGGGAACTGCTCCTCCAACAGTAACGATGGATGACATTCCAGACGTCTTTTACCAGACGATGGGGAGAACCTTGCATGTCCGCCCATTAGAGCACCTGCGCTTTCTCATACAGTTCCGGCAGTTTCTCATTAGGAACGTCTGACAATTTCTGGAATCCGAACTGCTCGATCAGGTTCTTGACTTCCGATGTCTTGCCTGATCTGGACTTTTCCGCAAGGAAAGCACGGATCGTCTTTCTGTCCACCGTTTTCTCCTTCGGGACAGCTTTATCCTTCGGTGTATCTGCCACAGGAGTTTCCTTCTTTTCTGCCTTCTTCACAGGCTTCTCCTCTTTCTTTGGTGTATCTTTCTGTGCTGCGACCATCTTTCTGATTCCTGCGGCAATCTGCTCGTAGCCCTCGGCTACCAATAATAATGCTTCGCTCATTTCAGTTACTCCTTTCTCATACATATCCTTTATTTTCTATTTGATTTCTTTTTTGCTTGTGGTAAACTAGTTAATGAAATCTGGGTGATTTACACAGTATCTGTTTTCCCGGCAGCGTCTGTGTTTTTCATCCTTTTTTTTCACACTGTTCCATCAATGCTCTTGTGTTCCTTTAATGGAACATCTGAAACAAAAAAAATATCGTCAATCCTAATTTCTGGGAAGGATTTTTTGAATTTAGCTATAAATTCCTGTCCTACTGACGAATGCCCCGTCTTAATTCTCCATAATTGAGAACGGCTGATCCCTAATTTTTTTGCCATCTGTGTTTCGTTCATTTCTCCTTGTAGTTCGTATAATTTGTCGATATTTACACATAACATCAGGTTTTCCTCCTTTCATTTTTTGTGTTCCATCAATGGAACAGTTAAAGCATATCACAGGTGTTCCATCAAATCAACACTTTATTTACATTCTCCACAAAAGTGTTGCATGGGTGGAACATTCATGCTATACTAAGGGTACAAAAATATGATAAGAAGGAGGCTTTCGCAATGGATGAATCATTAGGAAAAGTTATCGCACAACGAAGAACTGAACTTGGCATTACTCAAAGAGAACTTGCCCGTGGTGTAAAAATTAGCAATTCTACTGTTTCACGAATTGAGCACGATGATAACATTACTCCTGACAATGAAACCCTGAGAGCCATCGCAGATTTTTTGAAACTCGATTATAATTATTTACTTGCTTTAAATAAACAAATTGATGATCAGCCAGAAATCAGAATGATTCAAAGAGCTGCAAAGAAAATGACATCTGAAGATTTAGACAAAATGATGCAGATTCTTAACCTCACATTCAGTGAGGCATTCAAAGACGCTGGTGGTGACAAGAAGGATGTCTAGTGATAAATTATTGTGCTAATTATAACAAAGCAGTACGAAAAGCTGTTGAGGTGCTTGAGGATTATGAAATTCCTCAAGCACCTGTTGATTTAGATCTGATTTTTGACGCCCTCTCCCGTGAAATTTCACTTTTTACATATGGAGAGTACATGAAACTTTCTGGATGGACCCGCCAAGAAGTTATTAATCATTTTGACAGCGAATTAGGCGTCTGCTGCTATAAACGAACAACAAATCAATATGTAATTTTATACAATGAGACAAAATCTGATCCATTTATTCATTTTACCCTTGCTCATGAACTTGGACACATTTTTCTCGATCATCATCAAGTAGCTGGAACTGAAATTTTAAATCGTTCTTTTCTTACACAGGAACAGTATGATGAATACGAAAAGGAAGCTAACTGTTTTGCCCGAAATCTCCTAAGTCCTGCTCCACTTGCATGGACGGTCATTGAAGAAGGCAAAAGCCGGAATCAAAATATAGACATACAAAACGCCTTTAATATAACGGAATCTGCCGCAAATGTTCGTATCAATTTTATCAGAAGGGATCTACGAGATTATACAACCCCCATGAAACAGCTGATCTGCAACATCTTTATCCGATATCGTAAAAGATGTTGCCGGTGCCGAAGCCTTGTTCCTATGGGCGCAAAATACTGCGTGATGTGTGGAAATAAAAGAATCGAGAAAAGTTTACGATACAATCCTCTTCCACCAGACATTGCAGCTGATAAAAATGGCTTTTTCTATGCATGTCCACGCTGTGGTAATCAAGATTTGGGCGAACATTCACGTTATTGTATGATATGCGGTTTACCTCTTTTCAATTATTGTTCCGGGCATGGACAGGATGGTAAAACGCACAAACGTCATTTAAACCGTTCATTCGCAAGATATTGTGAAGAATGCGGAGCAAAAACTTTCTACGGACACTTAGATATAAAAATAAGAATGGAGGATTCAGAAGTGAAATACACAGATGGTGTTGATTATAACGAAAATACATTAAGAGTAAATGTCTGCCCTGTATGCGGAAATGACGAATTTGGCAGCAATGCTGAATACTGCCGCATCTGTGGAACTAATTTATATAATAAATGTGAAGGTGAGGCGGATCAGGATATCAACGGAAATATTATATACCTGAATCAGCATGCTAACCCAAGCAATGCACGTTACTGTGAAATCTGTGGTAAACCAACATATTTTTCACAGCGAAAAATTCTTCCGACTTATCAAGTTTATCTCCAACGTCAGCAGGAAGAGGATGCTAGGTTTATGGCACTCGCATTGGAAGAAGAAGAAAATATTTCCTACGAAGCCGAACCCCCACAGGCATATATTGAAGATACCCCTCCCTTTTCTGACATTCCAGAGTTCCTTAAAGACGCACAAAAACTTCCATTTGATTAATTTACATATTATTAAAAAGCACACATCGCAAAGGGATAACGATGTGTGCTTTCTATGTTTTAGGCTACAGTTGTATTTGTTATCAGTGACATTCCGAATAAAACGCCCTGTGTAAAGACCTCATATGAAAAACGGCTGTCACTGTTATTAATATCGTCAAGCAGTTGATTCAGTAACTGCTTCTGCTGTGGATTAAGCGAATCCCTTAATTCTGCTATCTTATCAGCGATTTTATTCTGCTCGTCAACAGATTGCTCTGATTCCACATAATCCTGCATGGATAGGTCACAAACAGTCTGTAGTGCTACAGTAACTTGCTTTTGCATCTGACACACCTCCATTTCGGAACATGGTCTGTTTAACAAAAATATTGGTAACGAAATTATAAATCAATTATAACATCGAACATTTGTTCTTGTCAATTAGATCATATTCTTTTTGAACACTCAGATTGTTCATGCTTATGACCATATAAACAGATAATCCACTAAATTTATTACTAGCATTACCATTTCCTCCAAATTTTAATATTTCATCGGCGGCCTCCTCTGATGTTTTATATTATAATTTGAAGAGAATACACTTGCATTAAATGTGCAGATATTAAAAAAGTTGCACATTTTACTTCATAATTTCTTCCATCGCCTGTCCGACAAGTTTATCTACAGTTTCATTCAATCGGGAGCAGTTTTTTTCCAAATCCTTACAATGCTGTTGATATCCTTTCTTGATATTTTTTGTTAAAAAATCCTCCTTTGTATCAGCTTCTTCATGTTCTAACTCTTCCAACAATTCCCTGCATTGACGTAAATCAGCTTCATAACACTGTATATTTTCTTTCAGATTTTTTATTTTTTCTGAATTAGATAATTCATATGGCTCTTTAAATGATCCATCGTTTATCCCTTCCAATATGCTTTTCCATTCTAAATTCTTTTTATATAAATGTTCGAGATTATATTCATTTTGTGCAAATGGAGATGTATCAATTAAACAGGCCACTTCTGTCCTATAATAAAGCGTTCTTAATAGTTCTTTGTCTTCTTCCACTTCCTCTCCCTCTGGAACCTCTACAACTCGAATTCCTAGCATTGGATTTGCGTTAATAAATTCATATGGCGGCATATAATCCCTAAAATTTTCTTCCCGGATTTGTCTTACAACAGGCAAAAACGCCTGTATCATATCCGCAATAATAACATCTATACTTTGATTTTGCTGATTCATTTTTTTATCTAACTCTGACATTCGTAAATATAGAGGGGTACTTTCTTCATTTGAAGCCATAGCAAGGTTTCTGATGCTTTCGCCTCTATATAAATTATAATTCATAACATCCATTTTTTTCGTAAACATAGCTAGAGTATCACCTAAACTCTCCCCTTTTAACGAAGATAAATTCATAATAAACCATGTTAATTGTTTTATAAATTCGTCCGACCAGAATGCAATATTAGCCGCTGAATAATGCCCCGGACGACAATATATTGCCTTTTTAAATATTTCTTCCATCTCGTCTATATCCGACAGCATCTTTTTGTTATATGCTGCAACATCTGATGCCTTTACTATCTTATATCCTTTTTCCTTATTTGCTAAGGTTTTAGGATGTATATCATAATTTCTCACTAATAAGGCTAATAATTCTGCTATTTCTGGCGGAAAAGTAAAATGACTATTTGGATTATCTTTTTCTTTTTTAAAGTTATTAATATCAAATTTATACATTTCACACACTTTTTCAAGATTTCGTTTAAATCTTGTCCTATCTAATCCTGTCATTTCTTCCATTTCTTTTTGTGTAAAATCTACATTTCTTCCTGCTGCCACTAAAAACCTCCAATCAATTTGTGGCAGGATTATTATATAACCCTGCCACAAATAATAATCTTCTATATTTTTACGTTATAACCTTAGTTCATCAATATTCATGTGCACATCCGACAAATAGTAATCATATAGTTTTACAGCCGGAATCAGACGGATTTGTATATTTTTCAAACCAAGTGCTTCAAGCATCTGCATTTTTGCCACACCTTTTACTACAATTTCATTTCCTTCTGTCGGCATAAGAAAACAGTTTCTCACTTCTACAATATGATGAACATTAATAAAATCTCTGTATGCCAACTGATACAGATACTGTTTTGTCACATCACCGACACCCGGATTTCCACGCAGTGATTTTCCTTTTTCAAGCTGAAGATTATAATATTTTGCATCAAATATGATAAACCAGTCCTGTCCATCTATACATGGTATGCTGATCAAATCAGGTATCAGGGTATCTGCCGCCTTTGCCTCTGTATCAATTCCCTGCCATATTGGTTTCTCTATAATATCAATCAGCTTCTGGCGTCTTTCCTTCTTGCCCTGATATTTCTCTGCAAGCGGTACTGTCATTTTAAGTTGGCACAGCATGGTATTCAGTTTATTATCAAATACTTCTGCACACGCTTTTTCCCACACTGCATGATATGCGGTCGTTCCAAACATACTGATACCGTCATTTTCATCAAGCATCTTTCTGTCTTGTGATATGTAAGCATACAGTGTTTTCAGAAGTATCTGCCTGTGCGTATTAAACTGCAGATTCAGCTCTTTGACAATCCTTTCAAGTATGTACTCCTTGTCTCCAAAATCCTCCAAGGTTTCTTCTGACAATTCTATTCTATCCATATCAAAGAGTTCATCCAACTGGGCTGCATGAAGCTGTTTAGAACATTCCGTAAGCACACACTCATGAAGTCTTTTGAAATAATCCATATCATCTTCTACAGATTTCTCTGTATACAATTCCATATAATACGGCCGATTATCCTCTATCAGTGCAAAGCTCTCATCAATGGTCTTTCCCCAGAGAATCTCTCCTTCTCCATTCACTTCGATGATGTCCTCGCTGTTCGTGTAGATACCATATTCATAATAGTCATTAATGAGGAACAGGATAACCGCAAGTATATTAAAACTTCTGTTCTCTCCATCACCATTAAAAACATTGATAATCTGCTCTTCAGAACGGCTGTAACGCTCAAGTACTTTAACAACCTGTTTCATCTCATCCAGAACATTATCGTCTTTCTTTGACAGCAGATACTTCGGATAAACCTTTATGACACGGCTTCCACAGGTGATGACTCCGACATATGTAAATACATACAGGCAGTCACCACTCTCTGCCGTTTCATCTGTAATTTCCACATCGTCATCTACAAGGTCTGACATTTCGAGCTGGTCATCGGTATTTTTTACACTCTTCAAGACACCATAGGCTTTGAGATTTTTTATAAATTTTTCTACTCCGTCTTCGTCAAAGGAAAACTTGCTTTTAAGGTCATTTTTCGTATAACGCTTCTGTTCCCTGACATACCGTGAAACAACTTTCAT